CATCTACTCTCTAGATGAAGCATGTTTCGACTGCGCTATCATCCCTGGCAATATACCGGGTAACCCCCTGTATATTGACTGAGAGGGGGCGCATAAAAAACGGTGTTATCAACACCAACCCATTTAATTAATACATGAATTGTCAGTGTAGCTGTACTCCTCTGTTTCAAGTACCATCGCCTATATCTTCCCGTTCAACAATGCTGCTAGAAGGCGATCTAATTGATGCACGTCTACGTAAATCAATGAAATGCGATACAAAAGCGACAATTCCAGCAGATATCAAGCAAGCTGCGCAATTGATCTATCTAGAATGTAAACGCTTTGGTATTCCTCAGCTGGACGCAGAAGACCAAGCAGAATTGTTCATCGACATGGCATTATATTGGAGTCAGCATCAAGAACCATAATCATTTTTCTAAAGTGTGATTGATAAATGGTGACAGCGATACAATTAGCGAGAGCACGTTTGGCGCTACAACGAAAAATAACACGCAATACAACCCCACGAAACCCATTGCCACAGTGGATGCCTAAAAGACCCAAAGTACCAAGTTACGTGTCGAATCAACTGTATGGATACCGAGGTGGTACAGCTAGTCATGGTTCTCGTTGGACTGCTCGTAGAGGCGCTACGGCAGTACCGCGCAAAGCGGCGACGCGATCGGAATCGTCGGCACCATTTAGGCGATCCGCCGGTCTAGTACCCAGAGGCCATGAAATGCAAGATATAATAGCTCAAGGGGTACAATCATCAAATTCAGGGTTCCATCAAACGCGTGGTGCGTTACGTAAACGACAAGCGGAACAGGCATTGTTCAATGCTTCGCATGGAAATCGCAATGTGCGATCCAAACGTTTTAAACAGAGTCCATAACAAATTATAATCATTTCTATAAACAACAGCAATGCCGCGTTACTCTCGTAAACGTAAGCCAGCGACTGGAATCCCTGAAATTTATGGCCAAGGCGGATATTGGCAACGTGTCAAGGAAGCTAGCGGGTACGTTACTAGTGGCAACCGAGTGAAGGGTTCGGTTGACATTGATGCTAAAACTCTAGCAGAGTTAACCACTATGCTTAATCGCATATTCAACGACGAGACAGAATCAAAATCTCAGGATGTCAAACCCCTGTTGATGCAAGCCTTTGAAATGCTTGGTGGTGACACCGGCAAGCTCGGTACTAAGTAAGTACATGGGGCGGGAATTCCCGCCCCTATTTTGTAACATTTGTTATGTTTTTAAAACCCAAGGCATAAGTCGAACGCACAATAAAACTGCATGGATCGGAATTTGTAAGGGTTTTTAGCCCTGCTAGGTTATGTCTAGCAGGGCTTTTTTGCGTCTGTGTTTTACTTTTGTAACTTTGGTTTTGTTACGTTTTATGGTGAATTTTGGGTTTGGTTTTGTCGTGTACCAGTTCCCGACCAACTTGCGGGGCTGGGCGCAGGTAATTTGGCGTTATGTTATGGAACAAGGCCTAATGTTACGCAATGTTATGTTGTGCCTTTCGTAAGTCGTTGATTTTAAAGCAATGTTATATGTTACAAAGTTACACGAGTGATATGGTCGTCCGTCAAAATGAAAGGACACAGCAAGTGCATAACTTTCCCCTTTTGAGCACAACTCATTTAAAAATTTCCAGCGCCATATACTCATATATACTAATAACTTTATAACTTTATAACATTACATTAACCAACTCTCCGCAAAGTACTGCCGTTGTTGATTTGTTACGTTTTTTATAGCGTTACGTTCTCCTTCCAAAATCATCACTTTTAGCCCCTTTTTATAACTTCGCCCCACCACACTTTTATAACACCCGATCATGCCCCGACACCATCCCATACATACTTGACTTATATGTAACTTTGTGTTATAATGTAGGTTGATGAGGACAGTATAAAAACCATGCCCATCAAAATCGTGAAACATAACATTTGTTAGAAACATCAGAAAGGTCAGAACACCATGTCAACACCAATTTATTTCATGCTCAACACCCTGCTCGCCAGTGCGTCCTTTTATATGGGCACAACAGGCGATGGCTACATCCACACCTTTTTCATGTGCCTCGGCGCATTCATCCTTGGGCATCTCGTAACCGAAGCCCTCAACTACAACGAAACCAACGAGGAGACATAACAAATGTTAGATAGCAACTGGAGAGAATGTATTGATTGTGGCGATGACGTACACATCGAACGCTGGTCACTTGGCTACCGAGTATGTATGTTTTGCGGTGAAGACCGAGCCACTACCGAGCGCCAATCATGGTGCATTGTTCAAGAATACACGAAAGGTAACTATCAGTTCGTTACCTCTACGCAAGCACCCATAACCTTAAAACAGACTAACCCGAAGGAGAACCGAGTATGAAAAAAGAAATGCACGAAAGTAATGAATTGTTTCAAGCGTTGGCAGGTAAGACTGTCGAGCGTATTGATTACGTAGATGATTTTGGTGAGGGCATATCGGTGGTGTTCACCGATGGTTCTGTGCTTACTGTATGTGAGCGTCAACAAGCAGGGCAACTTGATGTCTGTGCATCCATCAATGAGGGCGACACAGTACAAAAAATCGAACGAACAAAAGCGAGGTGGGAATTATGACTGAGTACGACTACGAAAAAGCAATAAAGCTACTGGTTGCGGTGGAGATAGACCTACGCAACTACTTGAACGACCCCGCCGAGTACCAAGCATCGTACTTGGAAGACACCCACTGCTGTATCACGGAAGCCTTAAGCTTGCTTGAGGTGAAGACGGGTCAGCCCGACTACGACTACTTTGAGACGGAGGACTAACAAATGTTAGATAACGAAATCACCATACACATCAGGAACGTATACGGCGAGGACAAAGCATACCCAGTATGCGAGAAGGCTAAGCTGTTCACCGACATCGCAGGAACAAAGACTCTGCGCCCAGCCGACCTCAACTACATCCAAGCGTTGGGGTACAAAATAACTGTGAAGCAACAGGAGTGGAGAGGATGAAAACATTTGAGATACCGCAGTATGAAAGCGAGGACGAAGCCTTTGACGCTGAGTTTGATGGGCTTGAGTATGCAGACAACTTCCGTTTCGCCGAAGTCGGCAACGATGACGAGATGGTTGTGTACATGGAGAAGATGCGCAAGGGCTGTTGTGGTTCACGCGACACCGTGGTGCATGTTGGGCGTGAGTTAAGCACAGGATACAAGTACTACCGCCTGTGCTTGATTGGCTGTAACTACGGACATTGAAAGGGGCTAACAAATGTTATGTAGATACTACGTTACAGGTTGGTGCGACAGGTTTGGGCAGTGGGTTGCCGACTCCATCGTGACAAACAACATGAGAAAAGCGAAGGAGAGGTTCAAGCTGACCAATCCATCGCTTAGGAAAATCAAAGCATACAAAACGAAAGGTGGTGTGTGATGAAGGCAAGTGAAATCGAACCAAATAGCTGGTACTACGGACTCAGCAAACCCAAGACCCGAATGCTCATGCGAAAGTGGGAAGGCATTCTCAAGAATGTGCGTTTAATGGAGGAGACTCTGCCCTCATTGATGAACAACCCTGAGACTACGCCCGAGCAGTTGGTTATGGCTTCCAAGATATACACGAACGTAACAAAGCAGTTGCACGACCACGCAACGTGTATTGATGTATTCATCTACCACGGACACAAACTCAGGCACATGGTGAGTTGCCCCACGTATAAAACAGGCATCGAAGAACATTGTGTATGTAAAGATTGGCAAGAGGGAGAAATGTAATGGGATATGCAACAGTACAAAGAGTGCCGAGGGTAGACAACTACAAGTTTGCCAAGCACCTACACGACACCATCAAGCCCTTGCGTGGGCGTTCGCCTGAGATTAAACCACTGGGTGCTCGGCGTGATGCCGACACCTACCACGTACGCATGAATGGGGAAGCCGTTGAGCTAGTCTTGTACAGGACCCCAGTCATTACGTTCATGCCCAATGATGAGGTGGTGCTGTTCATTGATAGCTATAACACTGTGGCTACACAACAGTTCATCAGCCATGTTCTAGGTATCGGAGCAAATGGAGTAAGACGCACGACTGTGCTGACCATCAATAACTCAAAGTACACGCTCGCCAACCAAGACAAGCTACGCCTACGCAGAGGGGATAGAGGGTGGGAGGTTCTTAACCCCTCGCAACAATGGGCGTGGAGACTTGACCGCAAAGCTGTAACAAATGTTAGGGCGCAGTACGGTGAGTTCTACAAGTACTTGAAAGGGTTCGTGAATCTGCGCACCGAGCGTATGGCAGTTAGCCGATGGCAACTCGAGGAGAAGGACTTTGTCTGTGTTCAGCAGAGCGAGTTCAAAAGTGTGTGTGGTGGCACGTTCCCCATGAGTGAGTACGCCTACATGGACAAGCGAGGCAGGCAGGCTTTGGATTGGACTCCAGTCAAGCCCCATCAGTACGAGAAGTCAGCCGCGATGTTTGAGAAATTAATTCGTTCCGACCAACCCGAGGAGAGTAAGCACACCAACTTCTACAAGGCGGCGTTACTACTGATTGCCAAGTTGGAGACAGACAAAATGGACATCCGTACCGACTCAGTAAGAGTGAGGTCAAAACATATCGTACCACTACTAGACGATGTATTGTTTATGATACACGCGCATCAGGTGTTGGTTCGCAAGGCGTTGCCACAAGGCAAGGTGTCCAGTGGTATATATGAGAATTGGATGATGGAGTGGTAGATATACTTGACTTGTATGTAACATTGTGTTATAATATAAGCTGTAAATGAAATGTTTTTTGTGTGTCAGTTTGTTCAACAAATCCTAACAAATGTTAGGTAAATCAGAGGAGTTAGATATGTCAGAAGTTAGATTTGGTAAGTCCATTACCCTTGCTCAAGCATCCACATTGATTCGTACGAATCCCGAAACTCGGTTCCTGTTACAAGGCGAGCCCGGAATTGGTAAGAGTTCAATGCTTGAATCAATTGCGGCAGAGCTTGGTTATGACTATGCGTATATTGACGTACCCAATATGGATTTGGGCGACATTGCAATGCCTGTCATCGACCACGATACCAAGACCACTAGGTATTACCCCAATGCTCGGTTCAAACTGCATGAGAAGAAACCCTTAGTCATCATGCTCGACGAGTACACCAAGGGTGCTGACCCTGTGAAGAATATGCTTCACCCCATGTTCGAGAAAGCCAACCCCCGACTCGGTGACATACCCCTGCCAAGCAACGGCGACCAACAGACCATCGTGTTTCTGACTGGTAACCTAAGCACCGATGGCGTGGGCGACTCATTGAAAGCGCATAGTGCGAATCGCTTAGTACCGATAACGATTGCCAAGCCGGATGCTGAAGCGTGGTTGAACTGGGCTATCCCCAAGGGTATCGAACCCGAAGTGTGTGCGTGGGTTAACCGTTTCCCCCATGTGTTGGCTAGCTATCTAGATGGACACGGCGACAACCCATACATCTACAACCCCAAGCGACCACAGAAAGCGTTCGTGTCTCCACGTTCGCTAGAAACTGCAAGCAACATTGTGCGTACTCGTAAATTCAACGACCCCGATGCTGTGATTGCGGCGTTGACTGGTGCTATCGGTGAGAGTGGTGCGCGGGATATGCAAGCCTACATTGAGTTCGCCGACCAACTCCCAACGTGGGAAGCAACCATCAAAGACCCTAAGCATACGAAGATACCTACAAGTCCGGGGGCGTGTGCGATTGTGGTGTTTGGTGCTATCAGCCGTATTGACAAGGACACCATCGCCCCATTCATGCAGTACTTGGAACGATTCGATGCCGAGTGGCAAGCCGTGTTTGCTATCAACATCGCCAAGTCCAAGGAGAAGCAGAGCATTGCGTTCAGCGCAAAGGCGTTCGCCGACTGGGTTGCAAAGAATCAAGACTTGCTGTGAACATCATCACGGACATAACAAAAATCGACTACGACAAAGTGGGTGGGAGTTCAAGCAGTCCCTACTTTGTGCAGTGGATAACCGCGACCAATCGACATAACGAAATAATTGTCTTGGGTTGGTGCGTGAAGGAGGCTAAGACATGGAACACCATGTTCAAGCATGAGGACGAGACTGTGTGTAGGAAAGTATGTGAAATGTTAAACGAAGGAGCTAACAAATGTTAGAAGAACGTAAAGTGCAGAAGGCGAAGATCACGCTGATGCGTAACCCGAAGTTCGCATTGCTATCTGGCGTGCTGATGGTTGGGCGTACTAGCGTAGTGGATGACGTTCCAACGGCGTGTACCAACGGACGCGACGAACGATACGGGCGCAAGTTTGTTAAGGACTTGCGTGAGCAGGAGTTGAATTTTTTGGTAGCCCATGAGAACGGACACAAGATGTATCGACACCTGACCACGTGGAAGAAAATCCATGACGAGAACCACAGGCTGGCAAATCAAGCTTGTGACTACGTGATTAACCTCATGCTCAAAGACCTCGATCCAACCGAGTCAGTTATTGCGATGCCTCGCTATCCACATGGGCATCCGATGGCAGGTAAGGTGATGGGCTTGGTTGACGAGCGATTCCGTGGCATGAACTCCAAGCAGGTGTTCGACATACTCAAGCAAGAGCAAGAGGAAGGCGGCAGCGGCGAAGGCGAAGGTAGTGGTGAGTTCGATGACCATGACTGGGACGGAGCCAAGGACATGACCGAGGAGGAGAAGAAAGAGCTTGAGCGTGAGATCGACCAAGCGATTCGCCAAGGCGTCATGGCACAACAGAAGATTGCGGGTAGCGGAGCAGGTGGACTAGACCGAGAGCTTGCCGACTTGCTTGAGCCCAAGGTCAACTGGCGTGAGGTACTGCGTGACTTTGTGAAAGCAATCTGCAATTCCAAGGACGCATCGTCATGGCGCAAGGTTAATCGTAGGTTCTTATCCACAGGCGTTTACATGCCTACGTTGATCGGTGAGAAGGTAGGTCACTTGGTAATCGCTATCGACACATCGGGTTCGGTGGGTGACGACGAGCTTGCCGAGTTCTTATCCGAGGTTAAGGGTATCGCAGAAGAGGTAAACCCTGCGTGTGTGGACTTGCTGTACTGGGGTAGTTCGGTGGTAGGGCATGAGACTTATGGTGATGGCGAAGCAACCAACATCATTAACTCAACTCGACCCAAAGATGGCGGGGGCACAAGCCCAAGCTGTGTATCCGAGTATCTCAAAGAGAAGAACATCAAGCCTGAGTGCGTCATCATCTTGACCGATGGTGTGGTGGGCGATGACTGGGGTAGCGAGTGGACTGCACCTACGTTGTGGTGCATTGTCGGCGACTACTTTGATGGCGAAGCGGCGAATGGTAAGACCATTCATATCAAAGAGTAAACATAACAAATGTTAGGAGAGAACATGAAACGATACAGAGGCGTGGTGGTATTCAGGTACTACCAAACAATCGAGGTGGAAGCCGAGAATAAAGAGCAAGCAATGCGATTGATGTACGACCAGTACGACGACAACAGAGCAGATGGTGAAAGTGATGTGTTAGATGTGGAAGAAATAACTGGAGAAACAGCATGAGTATTAGTTCATCAGCGTTATTAGTGGAGTTGAATATCAGCGTATGGCCTGCGTCCAAGTTGGACAGGGAAATCACCGACAAGGTGAACACAGACGCATCGGCAGTCAAAGGTGCAAGTCAGACCAAGAAGAATCTGTTTGCGGGTACGTCACTACGCAAAGACATCTCAGACTTTGCCGCAAGGGTTCGCCTATATCACAACAAGCACACACTACCTTGGGCGGATAAGGGCGAGCGTATGTTGCCGACTGCGTTGTTCATGGACTACAAGCAGACCATAAATGGATTCGAGCAGACATTCAACATGATGTGTCAGAACTTCTTCATTGAGTACCCGCGTCTTGTTATCGAAGCACCTACTAACTTAGGCAGTATGTACAAAGCCGAGGACTACCCTGAGTTGACGGATGTGAAGCTGAAGTTTGGGTTTCGTCGCGCAGTTAAACCTGTGCCCGAAGCGGGCGACTTTCGCTTAGACATACCAGCGCATGACTTAGATGAAATGCGTGAGGAGTTCTTGAAACAGCAAAACAACAAGTTAGCCGAGGCTATGCGTGAGCCGTGGGACAGACTGCACGAAATGCTAGTAGGCATATCGGATAAGTTGACTGATGTGGAGGGGGATTCCAAGAAGCGGTATCACGACACGCTTATATCTAACCCGATAGAGCTATGCAGTTTGTTGACCAAGCTGAACGTGACCAACGACCCCAAGTTGGAGGAAGCACGTAGACAGTTGGAGATGACTATGTTGGGCGCAGACATTGAAGACCTCAAGGGACACGCCCCCGCACGTGTTGAATTGAAGTCCAAGGTGGACGAGATTCTCAAGCGTTTCGATTGGTAAGAACATAACATTTGTTAGGAGCAGACATGAATACATTGGAACTGAACAACATAGAACTGAGCGACAAAATGAAAGCCAACGTCAATAATAGTGGCCGGGAGTTGACGAGTGTGGATAGTCTAATAGACCCAGTAGTGCAACGACTGGCCGTGCTGAATCCTTTGTGGCGATTTGTGATGGTGTCAACTCAATACGATAACTCTACTGAGCCGCAGAGTCTCAAGGCAACAGGGTTCAGAGTAATGGAAGCTGGTGAAGAGCTAGGCACTATCAGTAAGGAGTACCACGGACGGAGTTATGTAATCCAAATATCCAACGAGCGTATTGGTAAGGACAGAGTGCGCCGTGGTGGGTACAAGACTACGGATGCGGATAAGGCTATCCTGAAAGCCAAGAAGATGTTCTTCAAACTCAAGCCCAACGAGCGCATTGACAAGGCTATGAAAGATGCAAGTGGAGTTATCCAACATCAGTCGCGTAGGAAGGACAGAGAGAAGCATGACCACGCAACCACTATACAAACCGCCGCTCATAAGTTCATCATGGGAACTGGCTTTTCTTTTTTCCTTGAGCATATTAAAACAATGGCAGAGTCCGAGCAAATCAAAATCTATAAAGCACAAGCAGAGTATGAACGTATAGGTGAGGAGATGCTAACTATCGACAAGGTTAAAAGCCAATTCGAGAACGGCAAGACTGCGCTAGTCATTAAGGATGATGGTAAATACCTAGTGAAAATAGGTGACGCTATCCAACTTTACGATAATAATACGCTCCCCGAAGACATGCGAGGAAAGCTAGGTATGTTGAAACTTGTGGAAGCCGAGGCATTCGTAAGCAACGTAGGTTGCCGTATCAATGATGAAGTGTTTGTATTAGTAGTAGGGGAGGCATAACAAAATGTTAGAGGCAATAGCAAATATTCTTGTAATGGCAACGATGCTGGCACTAGGCGCCATTTTGTTTGTCTTTATATGCGCCATGATTGGCTGGATGATTTACACAACGCAGAACGGAGGCGATGATGAATGAAGAAGACGAAGCGTTCAACGAGATTGAACGACAAGCCAAGCAACGCAAGGAGTCGGTGAGGGCGGCAATGCTTAGAGAAGAGGACGATGACATCCAAGACTATAAGAAGCCGTGGGTAGGGCTGACGGATGAGGATTTTTATGGTCAATCGGACTTACAAAGATTGGCGATGAAGTATGCCGAAGCCAAACTTAAGGAGAAGAACACATGACATTTAGAGAAAAAACAATCAAATATATCAAAGACATACTGCGAGCCAAGACTATTTCCGAGGTAATTCAACTAGAACTAACGGAGGCACACCTACGTAAGCTGGAAGCTGAGACTGCCGCTGAGTATGCGTATGCCGCCATGCAATACAACGAAGAGCGCATTGTTAGGTTGGAGAAGCGGCTGGCAAAACACGCGGGGGACAAGCATGATTGACCGACTCATTATCAGTGCTGTGCTAGGCACAGTGGGGTTTAACGGCTTGTTCCCCGACACACCGCCGCCATTGACGTTAAAACAAAAAGCAAAGGAGAGATCCATAAGCAACATGTGCGACAGGAAGTCCAAGAGCAAGGCAGTAAAAGATTTGTGCAAGCGTTGGAAGGAGAAGAACACATGAGAGGAAAAGGAATTAATAACGTACTGGCACAGAACTTGATGGCGGTGAACACGCATTTAGACAGCGAACGAGAACTTCATGGTAGACCTAAGATGTGTTGGAAATGCCAAAAGGATAAGTCTACTCGCGGTGGGTATGTAAAGGCACAGGCTGGGTTTTTTAAATTTGTTTGTAAAGATTGTATGGATGCCAAGAAACTTAAGGAGACTAAGATTGATTGAACAAATCAAAACATTTTTTGGGAGGATGCGTGGCTTTCACAGTCAGCGCAAAGTGATAGTAGAGCAGGGGTTGCTTTGGAAATGCACCAAATGCGGCCTAATTTTCTTAAACAAGAGAGAAGGGGAAAAGCATGGTAGTGAAAGAAATTGTTGAAAACGAGAACGGCACAATGACCATCATTTGTGACTTTGAACCAGCGGAAATACGTGCTTGCGTAGAGGTTGGGTTTTTGAAGCTACTCAAGGACTACCTTGATGAACATGCACCGTACCATCAGAAGGCCATAGATGCTGAAACCAAAACGTGAAGTAACCAAAAACGGACGAAGCGTTAGCGCCAAACTAACACAGAGCGAGTACGAGGAGTGGGTAAAACTTGGTAAAGGTAAATGGCTAAGAGCATTTCTAAAAGATAGCCGATTTGAAAGGAAAGCAAATGACCGAGGAAATTAAAAAACGAAAAGGACGAGGCCCTAGTAAGAAGCCAACCCTTTTTAATACGAGCTTGCGATTACCAAGGGGGGTGATGGATTACTTCAACACCCATCATCCGTATTCAAAGCAAGCCAAAATCCGTGAAATTCTTACCGAGTACGTAAACAGCCAACAGCAAGGAGCTAACAATGGCAACAACTAAGAAAACCAGCCGCGCCGCAAAGATGCGTGAGTATTTTGCAATCAACCCAACAGCTACACCTAGCGAAGTAGCCAAGAAGTTCAAGACCACGTATCAAGTTGCGTACATGTGCAAGAGAAGTATGGATAAGATGGTATCAGACGCTGTATACGAACTTACCAAAGGCCGTAAAGTACAACGTGGGTCGGAATGGAAGTCGGAATGGAAAAACATAGGAATCGTTTCAACCAACACCCCGATAACAATGGAAGAGCCCAAAGCCGACCCAGTGAATCACCCTACTCATTACAAGGTAGGTGGTATGGAGACTATCGACTTTATCGAGGCGAAAGATTTATCCTATCACTTAGGCAACGCTGTGAAGTACATCAGCCGAGCCGACCACAAGGGCAACCGCAAGCAAGACTTGGAGAAAGCTAAGTGGTATCTTGAACGAGCCATTGCACAATCTTCTTGACCACGCCTAACAAATGTTAGGGTAAGTCCTAGCCGCCTACGGGCGGCTTTTTTACGTCTGTCGCTTGACATTGTCCAGCAATATGTTATTATCGCCGCTTGAAAATAAATTGGAGTAGTTAGTGGCGGTAACACCCGAGGCCAAGGTCAAGGCCAAGATCAAAAAAATCCTGAAAGACCACGGTGTCTACTATGCCATGCCCATCGGCACTGGCTACGGCAATTCAGGAGTCCCCGATTTTCTATGCTGTGTCAACGGAAACTTCCTTGCAATCGAAGCCAAGGCGGGTAAAGGCACGACCACAGCGCTGCAAGAAAAAAATCTGCGAGAGATAAAACAAGCCGGTGGCACAGCCGCCGTTATTGCCGAAGAGCAACTCGAATACTTAGAGCAACTTATCCAACTGATGAAGCAATGAACATAATCACAATCGACTTTGAAACAGCCTACGGCGGTGACCTTGGGTTTGCCAAGCAGACCACTGAGGAATATATCCGTGACCCACGCTTTGAAGTTATCGGTGTTGCAGTACAAGTAAACGATGGCGAGCCGGTGTGGTTCAGCGGTACACACTCAGCCATGTACCAGTTCCTCCAAAAGTACGACTGGAAGAATTCCCTTGCGCTGGCGCACAACGCTGTCTTTGACGGAGCCATTCTGAATTGGCAGTACGGCATTACACCCAAGGGTTGGTTGGATACGCTGAGCATGGCGCGAGCATTGCATGGTACTCAAGTAGGCGGCAGTCTAGGGGTCTTAGCGACCTACTACGAAATCGGGGTTAAGGGCGAACAAGTCAAACAGTACATCAATTATTTTCGTAAGAGTTTTACCAAGGATGAGTTAGCCGACTACGCAAGCTACTGCAAGAACGATGTGAAGTTGACATGGGACTTGTTTGGTTTGATGAGCCAAGGCTTTCCAAAGATTGAGCTACGCCTGATTGACTTGACCATCCGTATGTTCACCGAGCCAGTATTGCAGTTGGACAAAGAGATGTTGCAAAAACATTTGCATGTAGAGCAAGCACGGAAGGTCACGTTACTTGACAGCTTTAACAAAGACACCCTGATGAGCAACCCTCAGTTCGCCGACTTGCTCGTATCGTTGGGTGTTGAGCCGCCCATGAAGAAGAGCCCAGCCACAGGTATGCAGACTTACGCATTCTCTAAGACGGATGAAGGATTCAAGGCCCTGTTGGAGCATGAGGATACTCGGGTACAAGCAGTAGTTGCGGCCCGGCTGGGAACGAAGTCAACTATTGAAGAGACCCGCACCGAGCGGTTCATTGGGATCGCTAACCGAGGCCCAATGCCTGTACCCCTACGCTACTACGCCGCACACACTGGACGCTGGGGCGGTGACGACAAGATCAACTTACAGAACTTGCAACGTGCATCTCCGCTGAAGAAGTCTATCCTTGCGCCGTTTGGCATGGTGGTGATTGACTCGGATTCATCACAGATTGAGGCACGGACGTTGGCATGGCTGGCTGGGCAGGACGATTTGGTGGAAGCATTTGAAAGGGGCGAAGATGTATACAAAATCATGGCATCGGCTATCTATGGCAAGAAGGTTGAGGCGATCACTAAGGATGAGCGTTTTGTCGGTAAAACAACGATTCTTGGGGCTGGGTATGGTATGGGTGCAGTTAAGTTTAGAGCGCAACTCAAAACTTTTGGAGTGGAGGTATCGGAGGATGAGGCGAAACGCATCATTGATACATATCGCCGAACCTACCCAAACATATCAGCGTTGTGGAAAAAGGCGGCAAATGTGTTCCCCGCAATCATCGGTGAACAAACCACATCCTTTGGTCGGGGCGGCATTCTCAAGGTAGATGGGTCAGACGGCATCCTGTTACCCAACGGACTGCGCTTGAAGTACCCCAACCTACGTAAAAAGTTAGACGATGACGGCGATGTCGAGTACGTGTACGACACCAAGAAGGGCAAGACTATCATTCCCAATCGAATCTATGGCGGTAAAGTGATTGAGAACGTATGCCAAGCACTTGCACGTATTGTGATAGGTGAGCAGATGTTGATGATTGCGAAAAAGTACCGCGTTGTTATGACCGTTCATGACGCCGTGGCTTGTGTTGCACCGGAGGCCGAGGCTGAAACAGCTAAGGAGTACGTTGAATTGTGTATGCGCTTACGCCCGTCGTGGGCACCCGAGCTACCTCTGAACTGCGAAGCGGGGTATGGAAAGAGCTATGGAGATTGCTGATGCGGGTTGTATGGAAGTACGTCAACAAGAAAACACGCGATGTCCACTTTTCTTGGGAGCGTTGGGCAAAGGGCGATGCGTATGGGTTTTGGGAATTTAGAATACCAAAGGAAAAATTATGAGTGTCGTATGGTCGTTCAGTAGCTTGAAAACATTTGAGCAATGCCCCAAGAAGTACTATCACACCAAGATAGCCAAGGACATTGTTGAGCCTGATACAACGGCAACGCTGTACGGCAAGACTGCTCATACTGTGGCAGAGGAATACATTCGTGACGATAAACCTATCCCGCCAGCGTTCGACTACATGCAAGACACACTGGATGCCCTTAAAAATTTAGAGGGGGAGAAGCTGTGCGAGGTAAAGCTGGGCTTGACCAAAGACTTAGAAGCTTGCGAGTTCCATGCTCCGAACGTATGGTGGCATGGTATTGCCGACTTGGTCGTGCTTAACGAGGCAAAAGGCTTAGCGCATTCTGCCGACTACAAAACCAGCAAGAACACGCGGTACGCAGATACCAAACAGCTTGACCTTGTGGCGGCGGGTATCTTTGCCAAGTTCCCCAAAATCAATAGAGTTAAGTCTGCGTTGATCTTCACGGTGTGCAAGGAATTTTTGAAGGTTGAGCACCATAGAGAAATGATGCAAAAGTACCTAGAAAAACCAGCAATGGTTGTTGCACGGATTGAGGCGGCATTGGAAAATGGGGTGTGGAACCCCATCAGTGGGCCACTGTGCAAATTCTGCGCAGTCAAACAATGTGAGTACAACAGGAGTTAAAGATGAAATTTGATTCAACCACTTACGAACCTAATGATTGGAACACCTACTACGGTGCTGTGCGTGCTGTAGTGGATGAAGAAGGGAGCGGTAATAGTGAAATCACTATATTGGAGTTTGAAACCCCCTCGGGTTTTTCGCAATTGATGGAAGTTACGATATTGACAGGTGACAACCCACAAGACGAAACTGTTAGGACGTTAGAAAATGTACATACGGTTCGCATAAAGATAACGGGCGAGTGGGAAGGCTGTGAAATTCTGCGTGGTTTAGCCGACTTATTACACGCCTTGAAACTCAAAGCAACACTTGAATAAAATTTTAAGGAGGCATCATGCCATACGTAAACAAACCTAGACCATACAAGAAAGAATATGAACAGCAAAAAACAAGAGGCGAATCTGATACCCGCCTTGAACGCCAACGAGCAAGAAGTGAGATGGACAAGAAGGGCGTTGACCGTACTGGAAAAGACATCGACCATGTGGTTCCCTTGTCCAAAGGGGGGAGCAATGCTTCAGGAAATCTTAAGCTCAAGACCCCAAGCGCCAATCGTTCGTTCAGTCGCAATTCAGACCATACGGTCAAAACCAATAAACCAAAGAAAAAATGAACTTATCAGAGTATGAGTGGCCTCGTCCCCACGGGTTCACCCCATTTGAGCATCAGAAGACTACAGCCGAGTTCCTAACGACCAACAACAAGGCGTTTTGCTTTAACGAGCAAGGTACAGGCAAGACAGCATCAGTGATTTGGGCAGTTGATTATTTGATGCAACGAGGATTAGTGAAACGAGTGTTAGTGATTTGTCCGTTGTCGATCATGAAGTCGGCATGGCAACAGGACTTGTTTAAGTTTGCAATTCACCGCACGGTGTCGATTGCACACGGTTCAGCTAAGAAGCGCAAAGAAATCATCAGTGCAGGATCAGAGTTTGTCGTCATCAATTTTGATGGGGTTGGAATTGTTAAGAACGAACTGCTCAAGGGCGGGTTCGATTTGATTGTGGTAGATGAAGCGTCAGCGTATAAGAATGCTCAGACCGAGCGGTGGAAAGACTTGCGTGACCTAACAAAAGTTATACGTGGGTTATGGATGTTGACTGGAACTCCCGCCGCGCAGTCTCCTGTGGATGCTTACGGATTAGCAAAGTTAGTGAACCCCACTGGCATACCCATGTTCTTTGGGCAGTTTAGAGATAAGGTAATGCTTAAGGTCAGCGAGTATCGCTGGATACCGCGCCCCGAGTCTAAACACATTGTTCATAAGATACTTCAGCCAGCTATTCGATTTGAAAAGAAGCAATGCCTTGACCTACCCCCTGTGACTTTTGTTGACCGTGATGCCCCGCTGTCACCTCAACAGATTAAGTATTACAACGTACTCAAGAAGCAGATGTTGATCGAAGCCGACGGAGAAGAGATATCGGCAGTCAATGCCGCCGTGAAACTTAATAAGCTGCTTCAAATATCCGGTGGCGCTGTGTATACGGATACTGGAGAAGTCCTAGAGTTTGATGTATCTGGCAGATTAAACGTGGTGCAGGAAGTCATTGACGAGACTAGCAATAAAGTGCTGGTGTTTGTACCCTTTACCCACACTATTGAACTTCTAGAAAAGCACTTAAAAAAACACAATATAAAGTGCGAAATCATCAATGGGAGTGTGAGTGTCAATAGACGTTCTGAATTGGTAAAACAATTTCAAGAGGACGTACACCCCAAGGTTCTCATCATACAGCCGCAAGCGGCATCCCACGGGCTTACCCTAACTGCCGCCGATACAATTATTTGGTACGCTCCATGTTCAAGTGTAGAAACATACTTACAAGCCAATGCTCGAATCGACCGACCCGGTCAGGTCAACCCAATGACAGTCGTGCATATAACAGGCAGTCCAATAGAGACAAAGATGTACGCCCACTTGCGGGGAAACATCGCGCACCACACCAAAATAATTGATTTGTATAGGCAAGAAATTATTTTGGAAAGTACTTGACATTGTCAAGGTCTATGCTAAACTGACCCCCCAAAACAAAAAGGAGCTAACTATGGACGCTACAGTTCAGGACGAAGTCACCACTTCTCCTATCCCCCTCGATAAGCTGACCGCTATCTATATCAAGATGCGCGATGCCAAAGACACCCTCACTTCCAAGTATAAAGCCGAATACGCCGACATCGAAGAGCAGATGGCGGTGCTTGAATCGGAGATGCTTGAGGTTTGTAAAAACATGAATGCCGACAGCATTCGCACAAAAGCTGGCACGATTATCCGTTCCGTAAAGTCACGGTACTGGACGAATGATTGGGATTCTATGTACGACTTCATTGAGGAGACCGGTGCATATGGCCTGCTAGAAAAGAGACTTCATCAGACAAACATGAAAGAGTTTCTTCTCGAGAATCCTGACCTTCTGCCGAGAGGCTTGAATGTCGAAAATCAATATACCGTGGTAGTTAGACGTTCTAAGGAAAATTGAAAAATGAGCAACATCACTTTGTTAAACCAAGACCTCCCCGACTTCCTGCAAAACGCTGGAGTCAGTGAGCTTACAAGGCAACTCGCTGGTCGCACTGGCGTTAAACGAATCGTCCCCAAAAACGGAATCTTCCGCAAAGTTGTGGGCGGTGAAGAAATGGGTAAGGTCAAAGGCGACTTGAATGTTGTCGTTGTCAATGCTTCTCCCAAAGTTGGGCGTATCTTTTACGCAAAGCAATGGAGTGCCGACGCTGAGCCAACTGCACCTGACTGTTTCTCCAATGACGGCGTTGCCCCTGATGCTGGTTCCGCTAACAAGCAATCTGATCGTTGTGATTCATGCGAGCAAAACATCAAGGGTTCGGGCATGGGTAACTCTAAAGCCTGTCGCTATTCACGCCGCATCGCTGTGGTATTGGAAGAGGACTTTGGTACTTCACTTGAAGGTTCTGTGTATCAGATGAACTTGGCTTCCAAGTCTTTGTTTGGTGACAGTGTCGGTGACAACACTCATCCCTTTGAGAGCTACACCAAATACTTGTCTAACAATGGTAAGAGCTTGGACTACGTTGTTACTCAGTTGAGCTTTAATGAAGACAACGACAACCAGTCTATTTTGTTTACGCCAGCGCGTTTTATCAACAAAGGCGAACACACAGTTACGAGCAAAGTAGCCGCGCTCCCCGAAGTGCATAAGATGGTCACCATGACCCCATATCAAGCTGATGTGTCAGGTCGTGCACCCAAGTTAGAAGCACCTAAGCCTTTGGGTAAAGCCTTTGAGGAAGAAGACGCTAAATCACTTGCTAAGGTACGAGCCGAGGCCGAAGATGATGAGGTAATTGAAGTGCCTAAGAAGCGTGAATCCAAGAAAGCTGTTGAAGCTACACCCGCATCCAAGAAAAGTTTGGACTCTGTGGTTGCGGCTTGGACGGAAGAGGAGTAACGCATGACCTATGGTTACAGCCAAAAATTAGTTGAGGCCAACAAAAAGGCTAATGCTGATTCTTTAGGCGTAGCCTTGGGTCGCTTCTGTATAGCAAAGGAGATTACTGCTACGCAAGTGGCAGTAGAGCTAGGGGTTAGCCGCATGACGGTTTACAACTGGTTTTGGGGTGAGTTCACCCCGTCCCCTGCTTATGCTGGACAGATTGAGCGTTTCATGGCACGACATAAAAAACACAAATAACAATGTCCACATTTGATTTGCTTGATACCGTCTTACCCACGGAGGGGCGGTACTGCATAGTTGGCATAGGTAAATATGTCGATCAGCGTTTTGCAAACACAAGGGAAGAAGCCGAGACACTAATCCAAGAGTTCAACACCAAGCAAGTCAACGTGTATTTTGGTTGCGCCAAGTTTGGCCCAGCCGACGACAGGACACACGAGAACGTAGCCTTTGTCCAAGCCTTATGGCTAGATATTGATTGCGGCCCGACCAAGGGTGTACCGAATTCCAAAGGGAAGATCGAGGGCTATCTCGACCAGCAAACAGGGCTGGAAGAGCTTAAGAAGTTTTGCAAGACAGTCGGCTTACCTAGACCAATTTTGGTGAACTCCGGTAATGGTGTTCATGCTTACTGGTTGCTTGAAGAGATGTTATCCCGCGCAGTGTGGGAGCCATTAGCCAAGCGACTAAAACAACTGTGCAAAGAACATGGCTTGATCGTTGACGACAAGGTGTTTGAAGCATCGCGGGTTCTTCGTGTACCCGGTTCAATGAACGTGAAGAAAGGTTTAGAGCCCAAGCCAGTCAGTGTTTGGAATGAAGTTTCGCCGAGGCTGTCGGTTGAGAAACTACGTGAACTGCTGGGCGCACCTGAACCAAAACAAGCGCTAGAGGAAGTGCCGGATTTCATACCGTCTTCCATGAGCCCAATGATGGAAGCATTGCTGGGTAACAAGGTCAAGCGGTTCAAGACCATCATGCTCAAAGGTGAGGATGGCTGTGCACAACTGAATTACGTATTTCAAAATCAAGCCGAGATTGATGAGCCACTGTGGATGTCGGCATTGTCGATTCCTGCTTTCTGCGTAGATGGAGACAAGGCGGCGCACAAGATGTCCGACCAGCATCCTGAATACGACCCAGCCGAGGTAAACAACAAGCTCAGGAATATCCGCAAGCGCGGTGGCCCACACCATTGCACAACATTTGAAGAGCGCAACCCCGGTGGTTGTGATGGCTGTTTGCACAAAGGCAAGATCACTTCACCTATTGTGTTGGGTACAGAGGTAGCAGAAGCAACCGAAGCCGACAACGAAGTAGAGGTTGAAACTGAAGTCGGTGTTGAGAAGCACCAAATACCTGAGTACCCATTCCCGTTCTTCAGAGGTAAAAAGGGTGGCATATATATTCGACCGCCCAAGGATTCCGAAGAAGAGCCAGCAATGGTGTACGAGCACGACTTATACGTACTCAAGCGTATGAGAGACAAAGAGTTGGGTGAAATGGCGTTGTTCAGACTCCACTTACCCCATGACGGGGTGAAAGAGTTTGCAATAACCACTGCGGCTATTTCATCAAAGGACGAGCTACGCAAACAGCTTGCCCAGCAGGGCGTAATGGCACATCACAAGCAATATGAGAGTCTTGCAACGTATGTCGTTACGGCGGTAAAAAATTTGCAATATACAAAGAAAGCAGAGCTTATGAGAACACAATTTGGATGGGTAGAGGGAGACAGCAAATTTATTATGGGCAACAAAGAAATTACCAAAGACGGTACGTTCTACAGCCCATCATCGTCAACAACCGAGTTCTTTGCCGAGAAGGTTCACGAGAAGGGTGACATAGACAAGTGGAAGGAAGTCTTCAACCTGTACGCACTGAAGGGCATGGAGCCCCACGCTTTTGGAGCCTTAACCGCGTTTGGCGCTCCACTAATGAAGTTCACTGGGTTGAAGGGCTCGATCATTAACGTGATCTACGAATATGCCGGATCAGGGAAATCAACGATTCTGCGTATGTGCAACAGCGTGTACGGTATGCCTTACGAACTTATGTCGATCGAGAAGGATACGCTCAACGCCAAGATGACACAGTTAGGGGTAATGAACAATATCCCCAACACGATTGACGAGATCACCAACATGACCCCCAAGGACTTTTCTGACTTGGCATACGGTATTAGTCATGGTCGAGGTAAGAACCGCCAAAAGGGTTCAGAGAACGCACTGCGCACCAACAACGCTTCATGGCAAAACATGACTTTGTGCTCGGCTAACGCCAGCTTTTACGAGAAGTTGACTGCGTTGAAGAACAGCCCAGACGGTGAATCAGTACGGTTACTTGAGTACAAGATTGAGCCGAACGACTTGATCGGCGTAGCCAAGGGCAAGGAGATGTTTGACCACCAACTCAATGAGAACTATGGTCACGCAGGCGAGATATACCTTACATGGTTGGTGAACAACCTAGAGTACACCAAGGACTTGATAAAGAAAGTGCAAGCCCGACTGGATAAGGAAGTTCAGTTCACCTCACGGGAACGCTATTGGTCGGCCACCGCCGCTTGTAATATTGCTGGTGGTTTGATTGCCCGTCACCTTGGCTTGCATGATTTTGATATGACCGCTGTGTACGACTGGCTAAAGGGTATGTTGAGCGAAATGCGCCACGATGTGAAGCCCCCACAGTCAACCCCCGTTGCTACCCTTGGTGAATTCCTCGATAGCCATGCCGTCAATACTTTGGTGGTTAATGAAGAGGTGGATGCCCGAAGTAATATGTCGGCGTTACCTTTACAGGAACCCAAGCTACAGTTGCTGGTACGTTACGAGCCGGATACCAAGCACATCTATGTAGCCGCCAAACAGTTCAAAGAGTTCTGCATAAAACAGCAGGTCAACTACAAAACGCTGCTCAAAGAATTAACCGACTTACAGATTTTTGTTGAAGCAATTAACAAGCGCATGTCTAAAGGTATGAAGATTGCTTCTCCTGCGGTGCGTACGTTGAAGTTTGACGCATCTCATTCTGAGTTTTTGCGCATGGACGAGATGTTGGGTTTAAATGAAAATCGAGACAGTGTCATATCAAATTGATTGGTCAAAGTTTCGAGTCGGCCATTCATTTTTTGTACCCTGCATAGATCACAAAGCGGCACGGGAAACTATAGCCGTTGTTACAAAAAGGTTGAAGATATCGACTGTTACAAAAGTTGTGATTGTGGAGGGTATAAAAGGTTTGCGAGTTTGGCGTGTTTGATGTAGACTATCTCAATGGTAAGCAGTTGCCATGTCTCCGGAAGTTAGCTCCTTCCAACCTCCTCTTTCCCCCGCCTATGTGCGGGGGTTTTTTATGGCTTGTTGTATCCCGACAAAGCTTTCTCAGCTTCGTTGGACAAGGGGCCGAGGAGTTCAACATTCTTTTCATTGATGTCCATACCACCAAAAATTTCTTTGCGTATATTTTTGTTGATGTTTTCAGCATTGGCATCCCCAAGCGTGTCCATGTCAATTTGCTTGGTTGGGTTACGCAGATTGAAGTCAATGATTTTATCGAGCGTTTCTACCCATCTGTCCCCAAAACGTTCTCGCGCTGACGAGGGTATGGTGGGGTCAATTGACTTACGGAAATTGTCTTTGTATTGCTTTTCCAAACTCTTCTTTTCCATAGTAATTTTTTTCTCGATAACCATACCTCGATTTGCCGCATCTTGCGCACGAGCGAGCGCCGCAGGGCGATATCCAATAGCTTGCCCAACAATTTCACTTGTTGGTACTTTGCCGGGGTCAGCAAGTTGTACACCTTGTGGCGTTTGAATACCTTGAGTTGCGTAACGGTAAGCAGTTAGGTAATTGCCTATTGACCCGGGTGTTAACTTTTCTAGACCGCGCATCCACTCACCATTTGCCATGTCTTGTAAACCGTTCATGGCGCTTATTACTAAGTTTGGCGCAGGCCCGCCAAGCGCCAAAGCCCAATTTAGGAATGTATCCTTATTGGTCTCACTAGGCACGTTTGGCTCACGGAACCACATGTTATCAAGCGAGATACGACCAGATATTTCCAACCCAGTAAGTTTATTGAGTACGCCTTTTCTAAGGACTTCAGCCCACTCATCCCCAAACTGTTGCGGCATGAACTCGGTTTTCCACCATGTCAGGTAGTCCAAGTTTTTCATTTCGTCAGGCGCATCTGGGTCACGACCCCACTGATTCCACGCCGCGCCAATTATGCCCATGACGGTGCTAAACAATATCAATGCTTCCAAACCACCTAACAGTAAATGAGTCCCCAAAACCCCAAAGAATTTGATAGCTGCTTTAACTTTGTCTTCCCTGTTAAGCCCAGTCATCATTCTGAAAAAGTTGGCTATTAAATTTTTGTACGTCACCAAGGGAAAGAATTTGTACATGGTAAGTACTTTACCGGCGGGGCCTTGCATTATCAACGGACGGTTGTCTGGAGAGTAGTTACCATAAGATTCGTAAACTTCATCAACTGCGGCCTTGACTGCTTTATCGTAATCCCCCAACTTCTCCATGTTGGCGCGGAATGAGGCTAAACCTAAAAATTCACGGGACAAACGCTCGCCGTGATGCATCAATCCACCAAATACTAAGTTATCGGTAACATCTCTAGCCCTACGTAGTCCAATACTTGTAACGGGTTTTTTGGATTGGCTAAATACTGTGCTGGATAAAGTATCTGTAAATACCCCGTAAGAACCTATATCACGAATGGCTCGGCGTTCTGAAGGTGTAAGACCTTTAGCGTATTCGATACTAGGCATACGCCAGCTAGTAGTTCCATCCGCGTTGTACTCGGTTGTACCGTATTGGTTCCAAAATTTAAACATCTTTGCCATTTCAGCAAGACCTTTTGAACCATGATTTGCGTACATATTTACAGAGCCACGCAGGAAAATATCCATTGGCTGCATAATCGCCGACGACCAACTTGTCATATATCGTAGGAACGCAGCCTTAGTTACAAACCCTGCTGCGGTATCATAGAAGTTATCGAGGTCTGTTTTTTCTTCGGGGCGCAAAGAATTTGCAGCCAACTCAGCGGCACGTTTAACAAATGCTTTGTATGTGGAGTCGTCAGAAACAGCTTTGTACGCGCCATCAACAGCGTTGCGAATATCAGGGCTGTATCGTAAGTTGGGGAACTGCCGAGACATTTTTATCCCGACTGCGTTTACGTTTTTAACTATATCGCTACTGTATCCGGGCGTACCTTTGCGGTGCATAAACATTTTACGCACACTAGCTTCAGGCATAGCCGCCAAATACGCTTGATAGATGTTATCTTTGATTGCTTCTTTTGCGCCGGGTTCGGTTAGCTTAGCAACATCAACAGCCTCGTACGCGGCTTTAAGCAGCTTGCTCGTACCTTCAATGGTGCTGCGCATTCTAGAACTACCAATGTCATCACTGATCTTCACGTACCCGTTATTGCGCAAATACTTTAAAGATATATCTTTGCTCTTGGCATACTCAAGCGCGGCACGGTCGCGTTCTCTTTTTGTTTCAAATCGAACTGAAGTACGCTTGTCACGTTTACCATATTCCAAAACGTAATCGCCATAACGCATTAACGGGAAATAAGGATCAAGAGTTTTATCAGCTTCAAATATTTCTCGTATACCCGCTATGACTTTACCGCGCTCACCTTCGGGTAAATCTAACTTGTCAATCTGGTCGGAAAGAATTTGCCGTTGGAAATCTTTCATGTCCTTGTAGTAGTCACGCAAGTTTTTGTACAACTCTTTACCCCGTTCAGGCAGGGCGTTGTACATTGCGTCTAAGTTTTTATCGCGATACTTGTTGTTTGATTTTGATGGGTCATACTCGGCATTCGTTGAAGCATTTACCAAGTCACTAAATAACTCTTTGGATTTGGGGTATGCGTTAAAGAACCGAATAATTTGTTCTGATTGGTTAGCCGCGCTACGAAGAATAGCTTCGGTCATGCCGTTTTTCTTTTGGATTGCTTCGTACAAATCTTGCAAAGACTTGATTTGCTCGCCGGGGCCTTTGGCAATAGCTTCCATATCGTAGGCATGTGAAATCACCGTACGAGCAGACTCACCAAGACTACTCCAAACTAACTTCACCTCTCTCCAAAGTATCCGTGGGTCACGTAAAGCCGCAGCTACGGATACCGCCTTACCAAGTTCCTCACCCGCTCTAGAAAGGGCAACGCCACGTAATGCTTTATCACTTGCTTGCTTTAACTGATATGCAGTGCGCCCGGATGTGTCTTCAGGTTCTTCAGATTCTGTCGGTTCTTCACTTGCAAAGGTTCGGGCAGACAATTCTCCGGCGGGGGCTTTCTCATCAAGGATTTTGTCAGTAATGTTGATAAGGTCAGACATGGCAGAGAATTCATCTTTACCTCTACCAAAGGCTTTCGCCCATGTGTTGTACAAAGTACGCGCAAAAGAAGTGAAGCCATTCTCGTTTTGTGTGCCTTTTACCCGTCCCAAAAATTCTTGGAATGTTTCATCAGACATACCATAGGCCAAGAACTCTTGTGGTGTTTTGAATATGTCGTAGTAAACAGTGCCGTCGGGGTCAGTAATAACTGTAGCTTCAACACGTTGTCTTAAGTCGTCAGGTATCAACCCTAGTACGTCCATGCGCTCATATTGAGTTTTAACCCGGTCGGCTAAGGCTGTAAGTTCCCCAACAAGTTCGGAGGACTTGCCTGCTTTAGCAAGCGCAATTCTTCTATCGGTGGCTGCGTGCAACAATTCATGCAGCACAGTAATGTTGTTTATGCCGTGGCCGTTGCCCCAGCTTTCGCCTTTGACGTATACAGTTTTTGTGCCTCGGCTATACAAACCGTTTGCAGATTCCATGCTTTTGCGCAAGGCTGCGGGCATTGGGTCATCTTTTTCCAAAACCACAAACGTAACGCCATTGGTGTATGGACGCAGTCGGTTGGCCAAAGACTTTTGAAAATCATTGCCAGTTCTGGCTACTATGGTCAGTGCTTGAGACGCATTGGTAGCTCTGTTAAACGCAGTGTTGGGCTTACCTTTGAAGAGAACTCTGCTTGCAAGTGGGCTCTTACCTTGGAATGACTCGCCAATCTCTCCACGCAAATCTGTCTTTGCACGGATCTCCATTCCCCGTTTAGCCGCATCAATGTCAGCTTGGGATAGTTTGCTGCGATCATTCAGCATAGCCTTAGCACGGTTACCGACAGCAGTCCCCCGCAAGTTGGGGTTTAAAGTTAACTCTAACAACTGCGTTGCTACGTACTTCTTGGCTTTTTCTTTATCTATTTCAGCTTGATCTACTTTGTCGGCTTCAAGTTCTTCATCGACAGGCTTAGCTGCCTCATCCAACATACCCTTCAATTTTTTAAGCTGATAGGTAACGTTGTCAGTAAGTTTCTTTTGTTCTTTCCTGCTTAGAACAATTTGTTTTTGTTGTTCTTCTGGGCGTTCAAGGGGTTTGCGACCGCGTTTTTTTGTTTTGGTTAGAGCTTCTGCAATAGTAAATGATTCTTCGGCTGGCTTTGTTGCTTCAGTTAGAGCTTCTTGCGTTGTAATTTCTTCAGTAGGCTTTACTTCTTCAGCAGGCTTTACTTCTTCAGCAGGCTTTACTTCTTCAGTCTTAACTTCTTCCGCTGCGGGGCGGCGCTCAATCTCATTGATTAAGCCAAACAATTTTTTACCAAAGTCTCCGGCAGAGTCTTCAGCCTTCATCCAATTCTGTACCGCCTCTACATCTTCAGACGTAACTTTGCCTTGATCGTATAAATCTTTAAACTCTTCGATAAGAGTTTTGCCTACTGGAGTGGGTTGCGCTGGCGCTCGTTTAGGAGTTCCTGCAACATCCGGTCTAGTAGAAACCATTCCACTTGGCTCAGCGACTCTAGCTCCTCCGGCGGGGGTATCTGTATCGGGCTGTCCAGCCACTGAAACGCCATCTCCACTTGGCTCGGCAATAGTCTGTCCAACATTTTGTTCTCCTTGATTTTCTCTCGGTGCAGGCGCATTAGTTCCCTCTTCGGCGGCTATACGTTCTTCAGCAATACGAGTTGCATTTTCAATTGGTATGTTTGTACGTTTTTGAATTTCTTCAGCAAGTTGAGTAACCCGTACGTCTTTTGGTACGGCTGGAGTTTGGGTAGGGGCAAGGTCTTCGCCCGGTATAGCTTCGCCGACTGCGCCCAAATCAGGGGGCGCTTCTTGTTCTTGCTCTTGGCGTTGCTGCTGTTGCTGTTGCTGTTGCTCAGGGGTCAAGAACCCTTTGGATTTAGCAATGAGTTCAGCCATACCTTCATAAGACTGGTCGCGTTGATACGCCCCCTCACGAGGGCCAAGCATTTGATTTGCTTTTTGGATACCCTTAGTAGCGCCAATAGTTACGCCAGCAGTCACACCTGACTGAAGAACTGTTTGACGCAGTGTCTCTTCAAGTTGTTTATACAAACCAAGCAAAGACGGGTTTTTGTTTAGGCCAATACTTGGTAACACATCAATACCATACTGCGTAGCAGTAGTAGCCAACTCAGCGGGTAATTCATATGCAATCGCGGTAGCTACATACTTAGGCACGCTGTCAATACCGTACTTGGCAACATGCTCTCTCAACCCAGCAAGGGCTTTGGTCATACCAAAACGCTCAAAAAACACTTCGGCTGTGGCCATCGGCACTGCTCGTAGAGCCGCTTTATCACTAGACAAACCAGCAGCTTTTCCTTCGCCGTAAGCATCTCCAAGTTGTTGAATTGCCGCTTGCGCAAGGATAGGGCCGCTTGACCCAGTAAGACCACCTATCACTAATAACGGGGCTTGAGTCGCTAAACCTGTCATTGCACTTTGAAAAGACTTATCAAAAATGCTTTCGCCTTGAGGAATAGCGCCTTCTCGGGCTTCCTCTACACGACGTGCGCTATTGAGTTTGTTGCTAAAGTCATCGTCTCCAGTCAAATCCGCGTAGATTTGAAGTAAGCCCATGCCCGACTTAGTAAATTGAGATTGCGCCCCTGCGCCAACACGTTCCATAAACCCAGCATCAGCAAGTTCTTCGGCGCGTTTTTTTGCCTCGGCAGCGGCTTGTTCGCCCACTACATCGGCAGTCATTTGTTGTGGGTCAGGCATTAACTGCCCACTTAACGCTTGTGCTTTAGCGTAACTTTCTGGGTCAAACACCCCTTGTTCTGCAAACCGTTCAGTCTGAGCTTCTAAGCGCGGGTCAAACTTTTTAAGGGTAGGGGCTTGAACTTTGTCCGTTTCCGCATACCGACCAGCAATAGCACGAGCGGCTCGACCATATACATCGGGGCGTTTAACCATTTTGTCCAACGCAGCTTGGCGTTGATTGGCTGGCATTGCATTAAGTTGTGCCTGAACTGCGGCTGTAAACTGAGGGTTTACAACTGCTCGGTCTTCAGTTGGGAGCGGGGGGATTTTTACACCCTCCATTACGCTTTTGCGTTGGGGTTTCATTTGCTCCGCAACAATAGCTGCCGATACATCATCGCCACCCATAACCCCAGACTCAGGGGGTGGGTTGTTACGTTTAACTTTAATCGGTGCCGGTTCTTCTTTTGCAAATAAATCTGAAAGACCAAACTCTTCTTGAGGCAATGGGGTTAATGCCTCTTCCAACGAAAAATCTTTAGACATATCAACCCCTTACGGTACAGGTGTGAATTTTTGCGTTGTTGCATTCCATTTAGCGTTACCCCTTGACGTACTATACACAACTCCGTCTTTTAGGGTGGCGGCTGTAGGGTTGTCGGGTAAAGGTTGTACAGTCGGGGCGGGTTTTGCACTGGGGTTTACTTGTTTACGCGCTTTCTCAAACCCGCTGATTACTCCAGCCCGTGCATCGTCCTCCAATTTTTGCATAGCAGCCGAGTCTTTTGCCTTCATAGCTTGCAAATATGGAATAGATTTTTTAACATTTACTACCGCCGCCTCTTGGTCTTTAGCTAGGGCTGCTGCAACCGTATCAGATTTAGCACCAGCTTCAGCACCCTCGGGAGTAATGTCGCGTTCACTTTTGACATTACTTGTAACTTTAGATGTAATGTCTTTTGTACCTTTAGCGCCATAAATTTCTCGCGCCGCCATAGCTCTCAAGCGTGTACCGTACTGCTCAGGTGTTTCACCTTTCTTCATTGGCATTGTAGCTTTAAGATCCTCCGCAATAGCGTCTCTGTTTTCTATATCAAAGTTAGCTGCTGCCCCTTTAACGGGTTTGTTTATAGCGCCAACGTTACGAAGCAATACTCCTTTGGCTTTAGCTTTCTCCACAGCAAACCTATTAGCGTCCATTTCGCTTCTACGTACAGATTCCATAGCAGCCACGGCATCTTTGGTAAAACCAAGATTTTCTTTGCGTTTGGCATCGGACAAGTCGTAGTTCATTCGCGCCAAAGCAAGTTTTTCTTTGTTGCCAGCGCTAACGTACTGGCCATAAACATTAGCAAACGCAGCGCCAGCGCCACCAAGACCACGAATGGCATTGTTACCTTTAAGCATGGCAGGAATTGCAGCAAGTGCGGCTAGACCTTTACCTTCATCGAGCCTTTTTTCTCCTGATGATTCCATGTCCGCAAGTTGTTTAGCAAATTTTTCGTAGCCAGTATCTACACCAGCTTGGTCACGCATAGATTTATTAATTTTTGCAAGAGAAATTGCATATTGCTCTGGGGTCATAGGTTTACTGCCGACCAGTTTATCCAACGCATCAATTTCTGCCATACCACGTCTGCTTGCTTGAGCGCTGTAATTAGATCCACCTTCGTCTGGATTAAGTTCATCTAAAGATTCTTGCAACTGCTCATCAGTTACAAAACTTTGATTGTCGCCATTAAACGCAACAATACCGCCATTAGCAGCCATCATTGTTTCTTGGCGTCTTTCTGGGATTTGGTTAAACGCACCGCCTAAACCGCCACGGATTGAAGCCCGTTGAGCCATTTCTGTGTCAATCATCTGCGCTTGTTCTATATCTCGCCTAGCTAAAACGGTTTTCCTAGCTTGAGCTAATTGTTGGTCGCTTAGTTTAGGCAAAATACTTTCAACGTTTTGGTCACTAGTTACTCCGCCACCAGCGTACGACTTCATTAAGCCGCCTTCTTTACCAAACAATTTAGATGCGCCATACAGCCCCATACCCGCTGCGCCAATTGATTGAATTGGGCTAGGGCCGGGAGCTTGTGGATACATTGCCTGCGTTGATTGCGAACCCAGTGGTAAACCACGAACCATGTCGGACATAAAGCCCAACTGTTTATACGGATAGTTCTGTGCGTTAAGGTAGTCTTGATACTTGTTGGTCAAGTCTTGCTGCACTTGCGCTTGTTGCTGCAAGCCGTACTGATTTTGCATTTGGTTAATGCCCATGTTTTGCTGGTACTGCAAGCCACCTAAAGTACCTAAGTTTTGCGCAGACTGATTAGCCATCTGCAAACCTTGAAGCCCCAGACCCGCGCCATATTGTTGTTGCTGAGCGTTTTGCTGGTACTGATTGTTGTACTGCTGCATCGCTTGGTTGTAAGCGTTGTTTAAACCCTGCGCTTGAATGTCACCTTTTTGACGAGCCAAGTTACCTGCGGCCTGTCCACGCATAATATAGTCACCACTGCCGCCAAATGCACCTGAACGAGCCGCTTGAGCTTGTTGCGCTTGTCCTGCAATAGCCGCTTGGCGTGTTGCATCTTGTTGCTGCCGAGCCACCACATTGTCCATGTAGGGGTTCATCATGGTGTTGCCGGTCACATTACCTTGCGCGTCCCTAGTATTAGCGGCGCTAAATGCTTTATTAAAGTTTGACGGATCAAACGTGTACTGTGTATTTAATGCGCCCAAACCAGCCATGCCCGCCAAAGCAGTTGCGTCTTGCAACTGAGGCTGAGTCTGCATTAAAGCCATGTTCTCGTACGACTGGTTTTGTAACGGGGAGAATTGAGCAGTACGCTCGCCCTGATACTGCATGTACGGATTCATATCCGTATCGGTCAAAGCCGCAGCCTGACCAAGCAGGGTCTGGGCGTAAGGAGCAATCTCCGGCGCAAAGTTTGGTGTTTGGTATACGTACTGGGTCTGAGTACTCGATCCACCACCGCCACCGCCGCCACCTTCATCATCACCACCAAAGTAATATAGACGGCGTCCGTCGCGGGAATAACCGTCGTATTTATTCGGAATCAACATTTAAATGCTCCTTGCGGTATTCATCAAACCGCTCATAAAAAACTGACTTCCACATATCTGGAATTTGCTTTGCCGCTTCTTCTGGGCCAACACATACATGAATTGCATATGCAATTATGTTCCCCGCAGCGTATCTCAGCCCGTGTGCAATTTCAATCCCATGCGGATCTTTTTCACGTTCAAAATGATTTGCAGCAGCGTATCCAGATACAACAGTCAACCACATTGGAAGAATCTGATCTTGGATATGGCGGTAAAAAGGATTGGCAGGAAGATAAACAAGGCAAGTTAAAAACGCTTCGTTTATTTTGTTTTCAGTAAGCACCTTATCTTTATCAACCATGTCATCCCAAGTGTGTAGTAACGGGCCAAAAGCGCGATACATATTCAGGGCGTCTTGATTTCCCCCAAACCACTCTAGTTTGCCAGTGTCTTTCATGCTGGCAAGTATTTTTCAGAGCGGCTGTTCTTTGCCACTTTACCTTTGCCGACAGTCTTGCCACGAGCTTTCTGAATCCTGTCCATCATTGCGTATAACTTACGTGCGCCAGCTTCGGTTGAGCCATTACCCAATTCAGAAACAATACGTGCGGGCACAACAAATTCACCGTCGGCTAAACGTGCAGGCTGCTTTCTGCCAATCACCGCAGGGATGGAGTCGGACACACCGTCACCGGGGCCACGCAGTAATCTGCCGCCGTCTGAGTAGTCGCCAAGGTGAGACATACCGCCACCTGCGTAAGCATCCATTAAGCCACCCGTAGCTTTATTTGTTCCGGTGTTTGTGGAATAAGCGTTCTTGGGATAAATTGAAGAATTCCCCATTCCACCTTGACTTCCTGTGTAATTAAATGTCGGCGGAGCCACTTCGGTTGTTTTGGCGGCTGCGGTTGATGCGGCTAATCCGGGGTAGCGTTTCTTAGCGTCATCAATGCTGATATTTAAAGCTTGGGCAATTTGCTCGTATGTGACGTTGCTGTCTTTTGTAATGTCTTCACCGGCTGTACTGCGTTTTACAATTTCATTGTTAGACAAACCATAAACTTTTTCACCCTTGCTTGTGTACGATATAGGAACGTAGTCAGGGTTAGGTCTGTACTTTTTAGTAGCGGGGTCAAACAAAACTTTTTTAGTAGCATTATTTGAAGGTGTACCCATAACTGATTCAAAATACGGCTTCATTAACTCGCCAGTCTTTGTATAGGGCGTAGCCGAATAATCTGCTTTACCCGTCAAGTAGTCATAGGCTTGCTTAGAACCGCCAGTCTGTTTGTTATAAAGCTGGTTAAACTCTTCCATTGTTTTGGGTGCGTAGGGAATGTAGCCCAAGCTACCGCCACCTTGTGTATAAGCGTCTCTAACTTCACCCATACCAGAGAAACCACCATAAGGACGATACGGAATATTTGGCGTAACGGTAGTTGAACCGTCCGCATTGCGCGTTATATCGCCGGGATTGGTAATATTTCCATACGGGTTTGTTGTACCAACAGGGGCGTTAGTTTTGGGCGTAGTAGTAGGCGCTTTAAGGGTACTAAAATCAAAGCCAGCTTTAGTGCCGGGAGCCAGCAACTGAGAAGCACTAGCTAAGCCTTTGGTAAGGTCAACGCCTGAAGCAGCTAATTCAGCAATAGTTTTACCTGTTTGTCTCCGAACATCTGATTCAGTAATACCCCGAGCGGTCAAGGAAGCTGTAGCTTCTTTAATCTTTTGATCGATTGTTTTAGCCGCATCTGCTTTAGCATAACTTAGAAAGTTACCGTAAAGATCTTCAGTCTCCGAAGCCGACTTACCGGCGATAAACGCATCTCTGTACCATGATTGCTCTTTATCAGCCGCAGTAGGCTCACGCCCCAAAGTATTGCGTATCCACTCATCAACGACATTGGTTTGATCCGTTGACCGATAGCCGGTGTAAGGCGTAGTTGCTGTTGCAAAATCTTTGTTTTTAATATCGTCGGCATTAACCATTTCAGGATTTCCGCGTGCAATACTCAAAAACTCGTTATAAATGTCTGAGGTTGGTCTTCCGGCGTTAATTTGGCTTGTCCAATACTGTAAGCCACCCGGATCTGGATCACGGCCCAGTACATTGCGGTACATATCAGATACTTGCCGCTCTGGTGTAGCTGCCTGCGCAAACGTAGCGCGTTCCGTATCGTCTATCGTGTTGCCAAACTGTTGTTGCCAATATGCTGCACCACCGGCATCGGCAGGGCGACCAAGGACGCTTGTGTACAGTTCTTGAATACCGGCATTTGGAGTAAAACCAGCGGTTGTACCAGCGGTTGGAGAAAAAGTAAAACCATCACCCGTAGTACCATCACCCGTAGTACCAGCACCCGTAGTACCAGCACCCGTAGTACCAGCACCCGTAGTACCAGCACCCGTAGCAGCGGATGCTCGGCTAGCTATTTCTCCTTGCGCCGCATTGCGAAAGTGGGAAATTTCGTCGAAGTCAATGGTAGGGCCAAACTGTTGCGTCCAGTAGTCTAAGCCCGCCTTATCAATCTGTTCAGCAGGGCGACCGATGCTTGTGTACAGGTCTTCAACAGTCTGTGGAAGTGGAGCAGTTGCGCCAACAACACTACCATCAGTAGCGCCAGCATACCTAGGTATACCACCACGCGCCATGCGAACAACAGGCTCACTGCGTTGTGCAAAATCTAATTGGTCGGAGGTGTAACCGCCATCTGCAAACCCAAATATTTTTCCTATATTTGATATGCCACCTGTGAAACCTGATACAAGATTTCCTGCAGCATCTCCAATATCCCCCTGCAAGAAACTATCTGCGGCTTTAGTAAAGTCATATGTTGGGCCTAAAAAATAAGATGCTGCGGCATTAATTGCGGCATTTTCTATTTTGTCTTGAGTGGTACTGCCGCCACCACCGCCACCACCACCGCCACCACCACCGCCACCGCCACCAAAAACGCTTTTAGGAGTACGAGCCGTTATCTCAGGTCTAGATGCCTGTATAAACGTAGCCATCTCATTAGGGTCAACTTCATCGCCAAACTGTTTTGCCCAATATTCAGCACCACTAAGATCAGGTGCGCGGCCTAAAACCTCTTTGTACAAATTTGCAATATCAGGACGGGTACGACCAATTAATTCAGGAGCCGCAGCATTCTTGAAATGTGATACTTCATCAACATCAATAGAGTCACCAAAGGTTGTATTCCATTTATCTAGTGCTTCTTGGTTTTCAGCTTCACGTCCAAGAATATCGCGGTACATGTCTGCCGATGTTTTGTACTGTGAAGGAGCAGGAGTAACTTTCCCACCTAGGCCGTACTTGTTAGTAAGGTCATGAACAGAGCCGCCGTCGTACATACCCATTAAACCACCATCCGCCGCTGTAACAGGCACTTCATAGTCCCCTGTAGGCGTATAATTTTGTCCATAAGGGTTGTAAGAAAAAGTACGAACCTTACCGGGTTGAGTCGTAGTCTTCGGCATATTGGCCTTAACTTCTTCGGCTCCAAGAAGTGGTGATATAGCACTTCCAGCATACTTCATAGTATTAAAACCGCCACCCATTGAATCCATTACCTTACTGGGGTCTTTAAATAGTTGAGATACGCCCGAGGAAAGGGGAGAATCTGCCATTTGCATAGCAGGGGCTGCATCTCGGGCCATAAGAATATCCCGTGCATTTGCGTCCGCGCCCAGTGAGGCCGCTTTTGATGCATTTGCTTGTCCCAAAGTTTCTGCGGCAGCACCTAAACCAGCGTCCATCAAACCAGCAGTCAATCCAGCGCCACCATAAGCACCCAAGCCAGCCATCAAACCTTTTTGCAGACTGCCGGTACGCACAGTTTCAAAAGCACCAACACCTAGACCAATTTGCGCAGCGGGGATGCCCGTAAAATATGAAATTCCCGCGCCAATAATTGTTGGTAGCAATTTGTCAAGCATCCCTGCTTCGGGTAAACCTGTTTGCGGGTTAATAGTCAGTTGACCACCATGCGCCATTGCCAAATCACTCAGGCTTTTGAGTTCATTTTTGGACATATGGACGAGCGTATCGTCAGGTCCACGGCCTTGATGGGAAAGGTGTTGGGCTGCAAGCTGTAAGCTCATTTTTGCCTCTTTAGATGGGGGTTGATCAATAATATCATGGTGGGAGCGCAGACACAAATGAAAGTGTGGCAACTACCGAGGCGGTTGATGGTTTGGTTGGCGTGCCTGAAGCCGCATATGTTTGTATGGTTACGTCTACATTTGTAGTTGACCAGTAGATCTGCACGTAGTCATCGGCGTTCATGGACAAAAAGTAGTTCCAACCCTTAATGTCATGAAAAGGAACACCGGCGCTTTTTCTGGCGGGCATACCAACCAAACCAGTCGAGCCAGCAATATCTGTTCCGTTTTGCTTCAGCCAAATAAACACGTCTTGTGGCGCGTTATCCAAATTTTGAAGCTGCACACTAAACTGCAAGTTGTATACGCCAGCATTAGCGACTGTTATTTTTGACCCATTAACTAACGAAACTTCATTAGAAAAATCAGTAACTGACAACGCCATCACTGTGGCTGTATTAACGGTGGTTGTCTGGTCTGTAAAGTCAGAAAACGCGCCGTATGGAAACGCTAAATACTTACCGCCCGCATTACCCGTGATCTCTGTAAGTGCATTTTGCAGTTGGTTAAAGTACAAACGCAGAATATTGGCAAATTGATCCTGATACCGGCGTTCGTACTGATCCGTGCCCAACGGCAAGCTGGGTGGTGATGGATTAATGATCCTGTTTTTTGTCGTCATCAGCGTCTGCCGTCAGGTCTGATGTCAATTCGTGGTGCACCCAACTGCCATGTTGTATTGACTTGGTTGGAGCTAATCTTAAAGATCATCTGGCGACCGCGCATACGGGTAAATATCTGCCCTGTAAATTGTTCTGTAATGACGTAAGTGCTACTTTTAGCCACGGGCTGTGAGGCTGTACTTGTAACCCCAGAGCCTGAATTAGCCAAGCCATACAGCGTCATTGCCACCGACGGCACAGCGCCAGCAGGGGTGTTCTCAGCGTTCTCAAAGGTCAAGTCCGGCAGGACACGCCAGACAAAGCCAAAGTTATGACCGTCGCCAATGTCAAACTCAGACGAGCTAATGTAGGCATCAATTGCAGCAGCAGTGCCGGTCGTATCGTCGTTTAAACCTGTTTCATGGTTAATTATGTTACCCGTAAGCGTAGCCGTGAAGTAGTTTGCCGCAATAGGAACCGCCTGTAAGCCCGAGTCAAGCCAAGCTGTACGTGACATAGTGCCGTAGTACCAGATTTTTTCTTGATAGTTATAGATAACGTACCTGTCCACCGCAGTACTGTTAGCCGAGCAGTAAAACCACCAAACCTCGTTGAAGCCCTCGTTTGTGCCAGAGAACACTTGCAGTGCTTGCTCTTGGTTAAGGTCGCCAAACACAAAGCGGCGTAGATCGCAAGTCAAAGTATTTATACGACCATCGTACGTATAGAACTTATCAACACCCATCCAATACACAATACCCGAAGCAATCACAGCCGAGTTAGGACTCATAATTGAGATGTTGTCACCAAGAAGCTGCGCCGCCCAGACATAGGGAGGGCCAAGGTATTGGAGTGAGTAAATGGACGAGTCCGTGAATACCACAATCTCTTGGCGAGTCTGCACCGTAGTAACAATCTCAGAGCCGTGAGATAGTCGGGTAAACCCTGCCTGATTGGTAGGGTCTGGTGTCCAGTTGTAGATGTCATCCTGCGCTGACCAACGAATCAGCATAGGGTCTAGCACGCTTGAGCCGTAGTCGTTACAGCCAAACGCAATTACAAAACGTGAAATGTCAGATACCGTTAGGTTGTTCTGCACAGTCGGCACATCCACAATTAGGGATACCGTCCCCGTGCCTGAACTAGATGTGTTGACTTCAGTGCCAGAAGTATTAAGCAGGTTAAATGTCAAGCCGTTAACTTGAAACACATAGTACGTAGTTGCCGCAGACACGCCAGTTGGCAGTGAGCCGCCAGAAAATTGGATTGCAGCACCTTCGGTATAAAGTATGGTGGAGGTCACCAAAGTCGGCGAAGCGTTGGTAAAGGATACCGTACCACCAAGAGAGTTTAAAAGAACCCCACGGGTAGTAACGCCGTTATTTGCTGTCCAATAGTAAATAGCGCCGGTACGGGGGCCATAGACTAGATCTTGACCGTAGTTGATTTGGTTCCACAAACGAAGCGCTGACGTAGATGTTCCGCCGTTACCCCATGTTGTACCCAACTGACCCCAAGTACCAGCACCCCAGCCCACAAGAGGGGCGGGAATAACAGGGCCAACATTAATTTGGTAGGTTCCAACAACAGAAGCACCGCCCGTAGCACCTACTGCAATTACGATGGGTGTTGTGATTGTGTACGTATTAGCTGTTAGTACTGTGACTTGGAACTGCGCGTTGAGGGTCGTAGCGTATGTGCCGGTAGCCCCAGAGAAAGTGACAAAATCGCCCGTTACACAGCCGTGGTTTGTATCTGTAACAGTAACCGTAGTTGTACCGTTTCCAACAAACGTAATATCGCCAGCCGCAGTGGTTGAACGAATAGGCGTGATGTCGTAGTAAACACCGCCTTGATTAATATAGAACTTGAGGTTTGTGCCAACACCAATTAAATTGTTGCCGCCAAGCGTTACCCAATTCCACAATGAACGGCATACACCTTGGTACGTAGCCGCAGAGAACGGTTGCCAGCCACCAATAACTTCTGGAGTGCCTTGACGAAAGCGAACCTTGTCGGCCTCGTACCAACCCCCTTCGGTGGTGTAGCGGGTGTTTTCCTTATTTACCCCCGGTTTAAACAGTATCTTCTGTAATGGCATTTTTAACCAACGTTGCGTTCAAAGTGAGGGCAATCCACCAGAGACTTGAAGTTGCCGCCCCAGCGGTTCTTGTGATACAGGGACTCCCAATACGCACCTAGTGGAGCAAGGATTGCCTTGTCCCAAATGATCTTGCCATCTTTGAAAAAATTCAAATCTATTGCACAGCGCTTCAGATGGATGGAATTCATGGTCTTGGAACGCCCCGTCTTAAAATAAATGGCCTGCTGTTCGGGCGTACGAGCCAGTTCCCCGCCGGTCACCACGAATCCTTGGTCTGTAGCGTACTGGATTAGCTTGCACATGTCCAGCAAAAATGCAGCTTGTTCGGTGCTTAAACTCATTTTTTGCCTTTCATATCAGCTAGTTTCTCAATGGTTCTGCCGCCAAAGTATGCGCCCATTATCAGCATCCCCCAGTTACCCAGCAAGGTGACATAGGACTCGTTGGCGTTGTACCCATAGGCAGACATCATGGCAAACAAGAAGTAGCCTAGAAAAATGGCAATTAGGCTCATGGGTCGGATGTTCTTGGACAGCCAAGAGTCGCTGTTCATGTCTGATTTCCAACGATCCGTGACGTTGTCGTCTTCATTTGCCGCAGCTTTGGCGAACATTTCCAGTTCAGCTAACTCCAGCTTGGCCTTTTCAATACCTAATTCAAGGAGCTTTTCTTCATGCTCAAACTGCAATTGACGCAGGTTGCTGACATCTTCTGCGGTTGGGTTGTCGGGTATCGTCACACCCAAAGTTTTCTCCACCACTTCCTTGCCCTTGGCTTGGATGGCGCTAGATAGCAGGGTAAGACCGTTTTGGGCTAAGCTACCGAGGAGGGAAGCGACTATTGGAATCATCTCGTTTTTCCTTTTCAAGTTCTCTACGCAGTTTTTCCATCTTTTCAATCTGCTGTTTGGCTTCATGCTTGGTCTGCATAACGTCCATGTACAGCATCCCGAGCAGGGGGAGCAACGCTACTATAAGCAGACAAGCGGCAATCCATCCCACAACTATCTCCCAATCCTGTGCAAGAGGCCGAGGAGCAACCACATATATAGGAGGAATAGGATAGTCGCCAGCAGATACGCCTGCCTTTCTCTTAGGAGCCGCTCCTCCTCTTTGCGTTGCCATGACTCATCATCCCGTTTCTTTCTTGCCCTGTCTTGCTCTACCTTGATGACATCCCGCATATCAAACACTTTGGAATACAAAGCCCCCATCTCTTTAGGAGCGCCGTATACCATCGCCTCTCTTATCTCCGTCTCCAGCAGCGCCATCTGGTCTTGAGCCATTACCCGTTTCAGGGCGGCTTCCATTAGGTTAGCGTCGGGGTCGTAGACAGTTTTGCTCTTCTCTTCCTCTTCCCTTATGTGCTCAGCAAGCTGTTCTTGCAGCTTAAAGAATTGGGACAACTGAGTAACGATGTCTGCCATGACTTGGGTTTCGTTGACGGCAACGTAGGCTTCCTTCTTTTTCGCCACAGGCTTGGGGCTTGAGGTGGGCGCTGTTCCGAAGAGCTTTGCCCAGAACCCTCTGACTGCTTTGACATCTGAAGCAACCTCATCGACAGTTTTCTTGATCTCCATGAAAGACGTTTTAGCGTCTTTATAGAGTTTGCACCCTTGTTTAATAGCGGCAACGCAAGCGTTAGCTGCAAAGAGGATGCTGAGCGGGTCAATTTACAGCCCCTATGGTGCGTCAGGCCAAGTAACTGTCCAAGGAAAACCAGCTTGTGCAGGCACATCACGCAAGGCAGTACGGTATGTTGCCCATGCTGTCTTATCCGCAGTGCTGTCGGCAATCTGTGTCCAGTCGCTGTCTTTGAGCAGTTGGGTGCGTGAGGTACGAACAGCCTTGGCTTGCTCTGCGTCCTTCATGGCCCTGTACGCAGCTTCCTGTTCAGCAGCGGTTGTTTCGCCATCTGTAAACACAGGGCCAAGGATGTGCTTGGTGTACCACTTGCCGTCAAGCTGCTCTACACCGTCACGTTGGCTGTACTGATAGACCGTACCGCCTGTAGCTTGTGGGCCTTCAAACACGATGTCACCACCGTATTGGTTGATAAATTCCTCGGTCAAGGGTGTACCAAAAACGGCTCCCTGCGTTTGTGCGTAGGTGCGGAACTCGTTGTCAAATACAACTGCGCCTGATGTTCTGATTCTGATTTGCATGATGTTTTCCTTATGCGATTGCCAAGAAGATGTAATTGCCGCCGTTTGCGTTTAAACCTGCGGGGGCGGCGGCTGTAACTTTAAAGCCGGTGGTGTCGGTATCCACGTAATTAGTGCCGGTAACTTCTACGCCTGATGTATTCATTAATACATATGGATCATTACCTGATGTAATACCACGAACAGAATCCCATACATACCAATCACCAGTAGAGTCAGTGCGTTTAATCATTACAAATCTTGATCCGCTAGTAAACCCGCAAGCTACAGTCTGTAATGCGCCTGTACCTGTGTATGAGCCCACTTTGGACACACCAGCGCAGGTTGCAAAGAGATGGGCGACAAAAGTATCTGCACTAGCATTTGTTGTGGTGCTTGTTCCTACGCTAAAAACTGAAGATGTTGGTGTTGTACTATTCCATCTTGTTGCGCCTGTAGCTGCTGCGGCTGTGTCGTTTAAAACAAGATATTGTGTATTAGCAAGTGCAGAGCAATAAGTGTCCCAATTGTTTGATGCTGTTCTGCTTTTCACAATCATCAACTGAGGCACTGCGCCAAGATTGTGTGCAAATGTTGTGTTGCTTCCTGTCCCTGTATAGCAAACCACATCAAGGAAGCTGGGTGCGCGGCGCATTATTTCATTAACACCAGCCCTGCTAGTATAGTTTATTTGTGAATACGCCGCAGTTCCAACGGAAAATCCATCTTGGTCAAGTGATACTAAATCTTGTGTTGCACTTGATGAGGGAGACTCTCCTGTTGGATAACTTGGATATAAAAATTTATTTCTACCTCGCAATTTGTCAAACAAATTCCAATCTTCTGCGGCTGCGGTTGTCTTGTTAAAAATTACGTCTGGTGGAAATCCAATTCCTGTAATACTAGCAGCAGAACCAGTACCAGTTCTTACATTTGTGCTAAACACACTCGTACCCAACGTAGGCACTTTCATCGGGCCACGGCGGATGGCTACGTAGATGATGTTTGCCGTGTCGCCCATGAAGTTATCTGGGCCGTATATAAAACCAGTAGCTGTAGGAGTAAACCATCCGCTGCTTGGCTGACCTGTAACTTCCGCGGCTGTTAAATTAGGCGATAAATACGCATCTCCCGTTCCATTTACCAGCCCACGCATATTGTCAAAAATATACCAATTTTGCGTTGCGTCTGTGCGTTTTACTAAAAGAAATTGAGGCTCATACCCTAGCGTTACAGTCCTAGCCACGCCAGCACCAGCACCAGTAAACGACCCACACGAAATCACATTGTCCGTACCCGTCAGGCCAAAGCCACCTGCGTCATGGGCGAACAGGTAGGCAACGTAGGCTTCTCCACTATCATTAACTGAATAACCATTCCCGCCTACATAAAAATTATTTGCGTCAGGGTTAGTTGGAAAATATGGAAGAGGCGTGCCAATTTCAACATTTAAATTTAAATACAATATATTTTGTGTAGGGAGGCTACGATGATAAACAATCCACGGCCCTGCTGTAGCGGTGGATTTTACAATCATGCAACCCGGGGCAGAACCAAGATTATGCGGAATAGCTCTATTGTTAACTCCATTCCCTGTATACGTCACAATATCAAAAAACTTAGCTTGCTCTCGGAATGTCCATGAGACGTAGGGATATGTGCTTGCATTTATAGCACTTCCACCTGCGGTTGATAATGAAAAACCATTTGAATTAAAAGATGTAAATCTGCTATCAGCCGCACTTTCCGCATCAGTTGTATTAGAGAACAAGACTTTGCCAGCGCCTCTTACTGTGTCATATAAATAATGTCCATTACCAAAAGTTCCCTGACGATATTTAATCCAAACCAAACCACCCTTACTAGTGGCTGCGTCAGCAAATGGGCCATAGCTTGTGTCCGCAACAGCGTTTACAACCGTAATAGTAAAAGCATTAGCAGAATTATCTATTAAAGGACTAGGAGCTTGTCCAGTAAGTAATGATGTGCCGGATATAGCCGTTAGTGGCGTAGTGCTCGGCGTAAAATTAGCTGTGTAGACCGCTGTGCCTTTAACAATTCGTAGGTTAGAAATATAACCATTAAAACTGTAAAGAAAATCTAATGAAATAGCACCAATAACAACCCGTTGCGTTGGATAATTATAAGAGTCAGCACCAGAAGCACTATTTACGCCATTTATATATATTGTTGTAGTGCCAGATGAACGAACAACCGCCACATGAGTCCATGAGCCAACCGCTATTACACCAGTTCCTGTTTGTATAGCAGTAGACGGTCTGTAATAAGTAATCCCACCAGTACCGCCTAATTCAATTGTTCCAATATTTCCCGCTGTTCCATGATCTATTACATATCCGTTGTGGGCTATTGAAGGATTAATCCAACATTCAATAGTAAAATCTCCAGTCCCATATCCAAAAGCCGCATTACTTGCTACTGTTAAATAATCTCCTGTGCCATCAAATTTAACGCTGCCACCGTAATTAGCAACTAAGGCAATTCCGTTATTAATGGCCTGTGCCGCACCTGTGCCCGTATACAGATAAGTTGAAAACACATCCTCAATGAAGTTAGGCGTCAGCCCAACGGTAGGCCAGATGCCTTGCTGTTTAAACTGCATCTGTTGCTCAAGCGTCCAAACACCGGGCGCGGCACTGTTTTCATACGGGCCAGTAGGAGTCGCTGGGGATTTGGTGATAATCCCACCGGGATAGCGTTCAGACATTTGTCACCTCAATCCATGATGTTGTTGGCTCGTCCCAACGATACCGTTTATCGTCTGTTGGCATTGGTGTTGGGGCATTCCACAAACAAGTCTGCTCATCTAGCAACCAAGAAGCATATGGCTGTGGAGCAATGAATGCGTCACGTTGGGAATCGTAGGTATACCCAATACCAGCGTAGTTTTTTCTAATTGTGCCGTTATAGCTTGTTTGTTTCCAGTTAGCGTAACCGCCTGACCAAGCAGTTAAAAACGCAATGCCTTTTGCTTCAGACTCATGTCCATTTTCGTCAAGTAACTCGTTGTTGTGGACAACATTAACTTCTAAGACAACATTGTTTTCATTTAATTTAACAAAATGAGCCATGTGAAATTCCTCAGAAGGTGATTGAACCGTTGCCAGTCCATGTGTAAATGGTATTGCCGCCGCTGGTTGCAATTGAGGCTGTGCCTGTGGTTGAAGAAGCCGCAACTGGGGAAGAAATAACTACAATGCCAGAGCCGCCGCTACCTACAGTTAAACGACCAGATGCGCCACCACCGCCGCCTGTACTAGCAGTTCCGCTTGTAGCGTTAGTGCTATCGTTTCCGCCTGTGCCTCCACCCCCTAGACCACCCGACGCTGGGGTAGCAGCATTATCAACACCACCACCACCACCGCCAGACAAATAATAAATTCCGCCACTTAGTTGACCAGCAGTTGACCCTGTAATTGGATTGGCAGAGCCAGCGCCACCAGCGCCACCGGGGCCAGTATTTGGCACACCATTACCACCAACTGCACTAGCACCGCCGCCACCGCCGCCCGGATAAGCGCTGATAGTACCACTTCCAGTGCCACCAGCAAAACCTTGTGCTGGGCTTGTGCTTGGCGTATTTCCTGCGCCGCCTACAGAACCTCCGCCGCCCCCATTACCGCCGCCACCTCCAGAACCTCCAGCAACACCATCTGCCCAAGCCCCACTCTGACCAGAACCGCCGCCGCCTCCCCCTGCGGATGTAATGGTTGAAAAGACTGAATTACCTCCAGAATTACCATAACTTGAATTTGTTGTTTGAGCCGCGCCACCAGCACCAACTGTGACTGTATATGTTCCAGGTGGGACTGCAATTGTTCCATTTCTAAATCCACCACCACCGCCGCCGCCGCCATCGTTTTTGTTTCCGCCGCCGCCGCCAGCAACTACTAGGTATTGAACAATAGGTGGAGGACTAGGCCAAAGACTTTGACCTTGAGCTTGCATCTGCTGTTCAAGCGTCCAAATACCCGGGGCCGCGCTGGTCGAGGTTGTTGGTGCAGTGGCAGAGATAACCCCGCCTTTGTAGCGTAGTGACATGGGCTACCCCTTTTACGGCGTGATGGTTTCGTAGCTTACTGTGTATGTCAACTTACTTGCTGTACCACTAGTAGCCCACAATGTGCTTGCTTCGCCAGACACGCTGGTATCTAACAAATAAAGCATCGTAGTCTTATCAAGCAATATCAGTGTTGCGTCAGCTGGCACAGAGATTGTGGAACCAAGAGCGCGGTAGGTTGTTCCATCAGCCAAGCGCAATTCAACAGTTGCGTCGTAAGCAGTAGTACCGTCAATGTTGGACACCATAATCTGGTTGATCTTTTGCGCAGAGCCAGAAGCTGGCGCTGTTACCAAAGCGTTACGTGCAGTATCCGCAGGTGTAATGGAAACCGTGTGGGGTGTTGCTGTTGTGCAAGCGAGAATATTTGGTGCAGCCATGATTGCTCCTTAGATGCTGTATAACATTGCGATTGTTGTGACCTGTGCTCTGGTTAAACCAGCAGCGCCGAAAGAAAGAACGCCAGAACCATTAGTTACGATGGCTTGCCCGCTCAAGCCATCTGTACCGGGTAGCGTAAACGTTACGTTTGTTGCCACTGTAGCAGGAGACTGCAAGGCTATGTAATTAGAAGAGTCTGAGTCGGCTAAGCGTAAATCGCCTTGAGATCCAATCTGTACATTAGTGCCGTCAAACGTCAAATTGGCAGAACCCGCCAAGTTACCTGAACTGTTGAACTGAACCTGTGTATTAGAGCCGCCAGCCGATGCGCCTACACGCACGTAGTCTGTACCGTTGAACGCTACCAGAGCTTTGTCGGCTACGGCAACCGTGATACCTGTTTGACCGCTGGCTTTGATCGTGACCGAACCACCTGTAGCGTCGTTAATCAACACGTACGTTTTACTGTAGCTTGGGCCTGTAATTACCTTGGTTGTAGTCAACGCACCAGATACACGAATAACTGCGTGCTGAGCCGTTACCGTACCCGCACCCGCCAAAGTAGACGTAATGTTGGTAGCCCCTGCATTACCCGTGGTATTTGCAAGAGTCACCGCGCCATCGCCTGTCAATGTCAACGTAGCCGCAATAGCAAGGTTGGTGTACTCGGTAATACCGTTATTAACAGTATCGCCCCATGTACCAGAGAGCGTGCCCTGTGTTGGGGTTAATAAACCTAGTTGTCCTGTTTCTGCTGCCATTTAAATGCTCCTAGGGTGTGGTTGCGATGTTCGTCCAACCAGCGGTTTGGGTATTTCCGATATTTTGCCAGTTTGCGTCTTGTGTGTCATCAATTATTTCCCATGTTTTTCTTACCGATTCACTGGAAGTAATGGCTGCTGTTTCCGTCACGGTTGGTCTATAGGTCGTAGCCGCTGATTCCGCAGTAGTAACCGTCCCAAGTAGTTCAGCCAAAAACTTATTAAATGTTGCCGCGCCGGTCTCAACCGTAGATGTCTCTGCTGTCTCACTCACCAGAAGGCCAAAATAGTCCGTTGCTGCTGTCTCTAACGTAGAACTTGCTGTAGTTTCGGCAACATCCGCATTGAAAAACGTTCCAACAAACTGCTCTGTCGCAGTAGCCACCGTCTCATCTACAGCCTTTACAAAAATAGCTGCTACCAACTCCTCTGTCGCCGTACTCGCTGACTCACTGACCGATTGCACAAAAGTCGCTGCTACTACCTCTGCTGTAGCTGTAACTAATGTATCACTTACATTAGCCGTATATCCCGTAACCGCATCATTTGTCTCGCTTATAACCGTACTATCAGCAACCGCAAAAGCAAAAGTAGCTTGGACTGTCTGGGAGTCAGATATTGAACCAATCCCACCCCAACTTACATCCCCCCAAGCCCCTTCGCCCCAAGCGCCAACTGAAGTAATTGACTCCGCAACGCTAACAGAAATTATTAAATTAGGTACTTCAGAAGTAGCTGTGGCGGCGGACTCGGAAACGCTATCAGCAAAGGCGGTTATGCCTCCCCAGCCAGCATCACCCCAAGTGCCGTCGCCCCATGCTTTAGCCATTTTACGTCAGTGAACAAGAGTATGAAACCGCAATGGTGTCGCCTGAAACAACTGCTTTAGAGCTACTAAAGTCACCGGCAGAGAACAACGTCCCCGTGGTGTTGTCAATCGTCGCAGAGCCGCCAATGTTAATAAAGCATCCAGCCACTGTACCTGTTGAGGTAATGGCATACGACGAAGCTGAGGAAGTAGATTTTGTACAAGTTGTCCCGCTTACAAAGGCTGAAGCGCTAAATACTGGGGTTTTGCGAGTGCCAGTGTACGTAGGGGCGTTGGCTAAACCAACTTCCAACCACGATGCGTGTGACGCTTGTGTATCAGCAACCACGGCTGTACCCGTGCCTTTAAGCCCCATAACCACTGCGCCAGCGGCTGAGTTACCAAGAATGGTGTCCAAAGTTAGGTTTTTACCCACTGTGGTCACAAGATTCTCAATAGTGTCTTCCCACTTTACGTTACCATCTTTGTCGTAACAGACAGCAACGTAGCGGCCTTCAATGGTTGCTGTATCAGAGGGGGCTACGTTGTAGCTGCAAGATGCTTCGCATTTATCTGCGGCTGAAATTTTGTCGGTGGTCATATGACTCCTTAATTAGAACTACGAATGAGAGCCGCCGTAGCGGTGTTTGCTGGCATTGTGATTGTAAATGTACCGGCGGATGTTTTGTCAGATCCAAAGTCCAAAACAGCAACGGATTTGTTACCTTGACTGGAGTTATAGATCAACGCACATCGGGCTGTAATAGCCCCAGTCCACGAAATGTTTGGGAAGCCAACATAGGCTGTGTAATCAGAAGTGTTGACTGTAATTGGTGTTAACTGTGCGCCACCAAGCGAATACGTACCCGTAGCTGCTACTTCATCGTTCGAGCTGTAAACGGTTGTGCTTTCGTTCAAATTGGCAGAAGCTGTGTACAAAGCAATCTTGATGACATCCGTAGTCAAGTCGTGTATGCCTTGATAAAGCTCCGCTTTAAACGATGTGGTTTGGGTTTGAACAATAGACATATTAAGTCACCACTTGTCTAAATTGCCCAGAACGATAAGCATCTTGACGCTCCATACCATCACCAAGACGTTTAGCTAGTGCAAGTGCTTCTATAAACTTCTGGTTGTACAGCCCCATCATATCAACTTCACCCTTCATGTAGGTGTAAGCCTCAACCAAAGATGCGTACAACAACACCGTGTCAAAGTTATCGCCCAGCCATGTTTGACCGTCTGCCGCCACTGTAATTGACTCTGGGTAAAAGTAATAATGCAACTCGACGCTGTACGATGTGTCTGGCGTAGGGCCAAGAATAAAAGACAACTCGTCTGAAATAGTACTGCCCGATACGGCAGGGCCAAACAGAGCATAGTACTTTGGGGTGGCGGTATCTGTTGGTAATGGGTACGCTTGGCGAATAAAGTTAACGTCTTTGTTTAGCAGATATTCATACGTACCATCTGCTTTGATAATCGCCATTGAATACGCGGCTAAGAAATCAAGGGGGCACTGCAAGTACTTATTATTTACCGTGGTCACACCGGTCACATTCTTGCGAATTGAGGGGAACTGAACACTATTGTAAATACGCTGCTCAGCCTGCTGAACGAACACAGGGATATTAGCCACGAAATCTGCTTCCGTGTTCTCCGTGTACGCCTGAATAGCAGAGCTAAGTGCGGTGTAATTCATGCCATCGGGCCTCTGGCTGTAATGCCTTTGGTAGCCGCGCCGTTACCACGAGTGACGATACCGTCGGTTTTGATTTTTTCATCACCAGCAGCTTTGCTGATAGCACCAATGCTCATGTTGACCGTGTCGGCTTTGCTACAGTTTGGCTCTTTGCCGGGAGTAGAAGATATACCCACAGCCTTACCAGACATGGTGTGCGGCTTGGCATAAACAGCGGCATTGCCAACTTCTTTACCCATTCGTTTATCGCTGAATTTAGCCATTATTTACCTCGCTGATTTGCAACTTTAGCCATACCACGACCCATACTCAGCATCATCTCGTTGGTCTTGCCGCCTTTGGCTAGCTTTGTCATAGGCTTGCCGGGGTGCAGTTTTTTCTCGTGCTTATGCACTGCGCCAGCAATCATCTTTTTGTCCTGCTTTAAGTCTTTTTTGTCCATTTTGAACTCCTAAGTTACGCTTACCACAACTGTACCAACAAATGTCGTTGCCACCAAGTAGTTTGGCGTCAATACCGCATCAAAACTTACCGAGCCGCCAACTGGATTCCAACCCCACTGGATGTCTCGTGAACCACCAGTCGAATTGCCTGCTGTGTTTACACCCGCTGTGTAGTAGGTTGTGTCCGTGCGTGGATTCCTCAGAGCCTGCGGATCGTCCACTGGGTACATTCCCAACTGCAACTGAGGATGGTCTGGATCCCAACAAGGCGGACAAACCAACAAGTTATATTGTTTTGTCTTGATGATCTCAGTCTTCAGAATCTTCAGTTTAAACCGTTGCCCACACCGATCACACTGAGCAATTGCGTTCTTGCCAGAAGCAAACCGATTACCCACGACTACCTCCCAATGTAGGTTTGACGGGGTACAAGTCTCAAAGCAGCTTTCTCGTGATCTTCATACGCAGCAAGCTCCCACGCCTCGTCATACTGGGACTTAAGGAATGGGATGCGCTCTGCGCCAGTTGGAATCTTTGCGGCGATGTAGTACGACAGACCAGCCGCCATACAGGGAATAAATCTAAAAGGTACGTCCATGATGTTGACACCGCCGCCTGCGTCTTGGGTGCGTCGCAAGCGCCAATATACAAATTGGTATTGTTGTACATTGTCTGGGGTAGGCCAAACGGTGACTGCTGGAACTTGCTGCCAATAGACTGTAGCCGCAGAGGTGTGTGCCGCTGCAATCGTGTTTTGTTGCCCACGGAAACAGTTATTCAAAGTCCCAGATACAGCGTTTGTATTCTGCGTGATGTAACTGTAATTAATGATCTCGTTATCAATTTTTATAAACCCAGATGCGGGTAAACCCGTAACATCACTTAACACAATTGTGTCTGATGTACTTGTAATTGTTGTGGTTAGCGTAGAAGAGACAGGGCTAGTCTGCCCGTTATAGCGCTGAATCCAAACCTGAATAGGTCGGGCTTGGGTAATCTTATTAGGGATAGTAGCGTAGGTAGAAACGCTAATCCTAGTGATACTCAGATCAGCCTGAGTTGAGGCTACGTTGCCACCAGTACGGATAACGTGCTCAAGTAAATCAATGGTGTCATCGGGCAACGGGTAGGTGTTTTGTCCCTGAACCAGAGTGATCGTGCCGGTCTCAATAGTCCACAAATTGATGCCACGGTTTGCCCAGTCAGCAAACATGATGTTTAAACTGCGTCTAGCTGTACGCAGGTCATATCCGGTGCGAAGCTCACCACCAGCGCGTTCAAACGCCTCCTCGACCAACTCGGTGAGGTCAAGGTTAAATGCTGATGCGCCGGAAGTGTTTGCCATTATATTTTTTCCGCAGTTTCATGCGCTTTTAAAAGTAAGTTCAGACGACTAATTTCTTTGTCCCGCTCTTCAAGCTTACGCATAAGGCTGTCATTCATATCAGCCCACATAACAATTTGTTCCATACGCTGTTTATGATCCCTGTGCATGAGTTCAAACATGCGCTCAGACATCTCAATTTGCTTTTGAATGAAATTAACCATTATCTAAATCCTGCCTTTTTCTTTGCCACTTTGGGTGGTTGTTTTACGAATTGCTGCCCTTTAGCTTTGCCAGCACGTTTTGCACGTGTTGTCGCAGCGTACTCAGAAGCGCTGAGACTTTTAATCGCAGCTTTTGGAAGGTATCGTTCACCTGTGTCAGAAGATTTTTTACCACTTTTTGTTGTCCAATCTTGGTTTCCCCAATCCTTTAGGGATTTCTGTGGCTTTTTAATCACGATACCCGCCACCTGCGGCCTTGTACCGTTTAGCCATTACCTGTGCTTTTCTTGCACTCCACTGCCCTGCGCCTGTACCCACGATTGCCGCAGCTTTGACGCTGTTGAAAATCCGTTTGCGTAACTCTGGCTTGGTGTAATTACCCGCCTCGTTTACCTTGGACTTTGTTTTGCCGCCTTCAGCGTACATGTCCACATCTTGCGGCTTGTCCTTGCGGTGAATGACTTTTTTCCCCGGCATCTTCTTAGGGTTGATTGCGCCCATGCCACGACTTGACATCATTTTTTGCCACCTTTGACTTTTTTGGCTAAAAACAGTTTGTCAACCATCTCTATCCGCTGAGGCTTAGTTGTAACCTTGTTGATAATGCCTAACCGTTTAGGTTTACTCGCGCCGTAAAACCCAGCCTTTTTTAAAGACTTGACTACACTAGCTTTGGGTTTTGCGGTTGCCATATCAACACATCTTTCCGCGAGTTTTGCCCTTGGTGGCGATTCCATCTGCACGTGAGGATGCGGTCATACCGCCTTTTTTCATACCTCTGCCAGCAACGCCAGTAGGGTTTGAGACATCTATATCAACAGCCCCACCCATATTTTCGTAGTCCTCGGAGTTAACTGCGGCTTTTTTGGGTTTGTCTTCGCTGGTTGCGGCTTTAGCCATCGCACCTGCACCTGCTGCACCTGCGGCCCTTACAGCCAACCTGTTTATTGCGCGATCAGTTGCTAATTCAGTTGCTTTTTTTGCGCCACCTTTTAGCTTGGATGTATCTTTGGTGAGTTTTTTAAGGTCATCCATTATGCTGGCATTACCTCTAAGAGAAGGCAAGTTGCTGTACTTAGTACCGCTAATACCAGCACCGCCACCACCACCACCACCACCGCCTTCAAGTGGTGTTAAATCATCCCCGCGTCTTGGTCTACTTGTAGCCATGATTACACCATCTTTCCGCGAGTTTTGCCTTTAGTTGCACAGCCATCAGCACGGCTAGAAGCTGTGATACCGCCTTTAGCCATAGTCCTCATCTTCTGAGCTTCCTCAGTTTTCTTCTGCGTATTGGCTTCTTCTTTTTGGGCGTCCATCTTTTTGATGTCTTCAGAAGTTATAGAGTCCTCATACGTAGTACCGGGGCGACGCGGTTTGTACGCATCCATCGTCCCTGCTCGGGTGCTGGTAGTGCGTTGAGAATTTGGTTTATCAGCCATGATTAACTCCTTAGCACATCTTCCCGCCAGACTTCATCTTAACCATTTTGCCTTTGGTTTTACCCTTGGCTTCGACGCCGCCACCTTTAGCCATTTTTTTCATACCGTCTTTGGCGGTGTCCATGCCTTTTTCCATTACGGGTTTGCCCATCTTGGAAGGCATAGCTGATTTGGCTCCAGCTTTTTTCTTAGCTATCATTGCCATAAAACCGGGGTTCATTTTCGTTGCCATAGTTCCACCTTCTTTAAAAAGTTCTGCCTTACCTTGATTGGTTTTAGGCTTGTTGATTACTTGTCGGTCAGGGCGAGTCCCAGATCCTTTGCCAAACTTCATGCCTTTGCTGGCCTCACTAAAGTCTTTGCCCACAGATTTGGGGACTCCAACTTTCTTTGCAAATGCTGGGTTATGAGCCACAGCATCCATAAAGGTTTTTTGCTTTTTACTTGTCGCTGGCATCGTCTGCCTTCTTTTTGCGCCACAGTGCGGAAAACTCTTTGCCTGTAGCCATCTCGTAGATGCGCATGACACCCACTATTGCGCCGATCAAACCAAATACAGGAGTAAGCAAGTTTAAAAATGTGCCAAGCGTGGTAAAAACTGCCACGATGTCTAACATGTTTTTTACGGTGTCTGTTTGCTCAGTCATACAAACCTACCCTTCGTTCTGCCGCTGGTAGCACAACCATCAGCGTCCGTTACATACCCGCCATCAGCGCAATTCCAAGCCCGTAGACTCTTGTTAATCCTCGAATCGGGATCCCTTGCGGTTTCTGCGCTCGTCAATTTCGCTTTCATCCCCTTCATACGGGCGCAGAAGGAGTCTCGCCTGCTGCCGCCCTTGGGTTGGGGAGCTTTTAACCCCGGCTTCCCCGGATTCGCTGCGTTGTAGGAAGCCCGACCTTTGGCGTTCAAGCCTCCGCTCGGATTCTTCCCTTCTTTGCGCGTCCATGCTGGGCTCTTAGCCATAGTAAACGGTCAAGTGTGTGTTAGCTGGCATTGAAACGTAAACACCATTAAAGAACTTAATGCCTTCGCCCGGGATTGCTAATGAATCCAGAGCTTGGTTTGTTGAAACGTTAAGGGTCAAACGAATAGTGCCAGAGTTTGTAGTGGCGTTGTCGTAAAACTCAACTTCGCCAGCAGTACCCCCGGGGGATATAGAGAACCCCTTAACCCGGGTAGGCCCAGCAAAAATAACACCGCTTGCATCAATGTGCGAGGCTTTTACGTCTGTCTGCATCATAATCAATCTCCTTTTAAAAAGGGGCCGAAGCCCCCTAGATTAATTAAGCCTGTGAAGGATTAGCAGCGCCGTCAGAGCCTTTGACGATATACACGCATGTAATCGTAGCAGCGCCGCCACTGGCTGTACCAGCGCAAGCATAGATTGCTTGGACGACTAAATCAGTTGAGCCGACGTTCAGATATGTGCCGATCTGTGCGCCTGTAACAGTTACAGTTGCGCGGCCTACAGCCAGAGGTGTAGTTGTAGCACCGCCAACAGTAGCCAAGGAGTTACCAGCAGCGGTTTGAATAGTAATGGTGTTACCAGTTGTACCGGCGTAAGCAGTGGTAATGTCTACGAAAAATTCTATAATTTGTGCGCCAGCAGGCAAGACAAATTCTGTAGTAGCGGTGGTGTCGGCTACAGTAGTCAAGGCTGTCTGAGCTACAACAGTAGCACCCATGTTACGGATAGTGCCTGCGGTAGTGCCAGTGGTGTTTTTAACAGTGCCCAACAACCAAGGGCCAAGGTGAGTTGCGAATCCCATGTTTATATCTCCATGCGTTATAGCGTATCAATCTTGCATGTCAGTCAGCCGGGACTGTTTGATACGCCGGGTTTCCCGGAATGCGTTCAATATACACGATCTGTGTAGAATGTCAACATGCCGTACAAAGACCCATTAAAAAAGAAAGAAAAGCAACAGGGCTACTCCAAGAAGCACTACGATGGAAACGCGAATAAGGTCAAAGCCGCGACCAAGAAAACAAAGGGTTGCTTCAAACAAAAGTGGAAGGACTTCAAGGACACGCTATCTTGTCTTGAATGCGGAACTAGCCACCCAGCAACTTTAGATTTTCACCACATAGACCCCGAAATGAAGAACGAGAGTGTTCATCAACTTGTACGGGCCAAAAGCTACAGAAAAGCGTTGGAAGAAGTTGAGCAGTGTTTAGTGCTGTGTGCGAACTGCCATAGGGTTTTCCACTATAACGAACGCCATGCAAAAAAAATGGAGGCCGAAGCCTCCATCAAGTTACAAAAAGTGTAACTTTCCGTTCACTCTTCAATACGGGTAATTACGTATGAAGTAACAGTAGTAGCTTCGTCTTCTGACTCTTCGTCTTCTGACTCTTCGTCTTCTGACTCTTCTTCAACGTACTCAACCCAATCATCGGACTCTTCGTCGTGCACATACCAAGTGTCTGCGTCTTCGTCGTACCAATACCAGCTATCAGTATCTTCGTCGTAAACGTATTCTTCGTCTTCATCGTCAAATTCTGTAACTATGTCGTAGTCAGCAGTCCAACCGTGATCTTTTTGGAGCTCGATAAACTCTTGAATGATCTGCACTTTTTCAAAATCGCTGGTCTCGATGGTCAAAATTTCATCGTCCATGAAATCCCAGTCGGCAATATTAATCTGAACCTTGTACATAAAAACTCCTTTAATTTGGTGCGGCCCTATGCCGCAAAACAATCCTACGGAACCTATATGACTTTTGCAAGGCTAATTAAAAAGGCCCCCAAAAGGGGGCCTTCATCTGGTTATTTAAAACCAAATTATCAGGACGAACCGGGAGAACCAAACATTCCCAATGGGTCAGACCAACCGAACGAATAACGCTCGCGGGCTTTGTAACGGACGTTGCCGGTATCAAAGTCACCGTCCATGCTGTTAGCAAGGGGTGAACGAACGAAATGCTTCAGACCGTTAGGCACATCAGTAGTCAAATACCAG